ACAGATAATCCAAATCAAACCACCACAAACAAACCTCTTTGTTGTAATGAAGAGAGAAAAGCACGTCGACGTGTTCTTCCAGCAAGCACTATTTTGAAAAAGAATTATTATACTACTCACGCACAATACATGGAAAATCGGTGCCAGACTTTTGAACAACGCTCTTTCAATTTTGTAAGTGGTGCCGGAAATGCGCCCTATAAACCAGGAAGTGCTCTAGCAATTACAAATGAATATATAGCAAATTGTTATCCAAATGGTGAGATTTACGAGACTACGGAGGCGTCGCTTGTAAACGCAATTGTCACTATTTTGAACACGAACTCTATTTTAACCCCTGCGCAAGTAACTGAATTTTATTCCCAGAAAATAACAACATTCAATGGACTCGTCAACTTCTTAAGCGCTCTTCCGGAACCTTACAAAACCGAGTCGCTCAAAGTATATGCCGAATTTGTTAGCAACCCATATTGGGGTGTACCAATCCAGGGACCAAGCAATCCTCGCGGTTGTAAAGTGGTTGTGTATAAACCAAACAATCCACAATTTGCGACACAGGGAGCAGTTTCAAGTAGCACAAGAAACTTGAAATTGAATGTAAATACGATAGAAACAAACGCAGCATCTTTTAACCGAGATAATGCGAACTTGTCTTTTGCTCAACTAAATGGCGGATCTAAAACAGAAACGCCTTTCATACTTAAAAATAAAGCGTCAAAATGTGGTAATCCGCCAATTATAAGATATCAGAATAAAAAGGCGTGTTATTTGGGAGAAGAATATAGGACACCTATTTCACAACCGAGTCCTTATCGTTATTATCCGGGAACTGTATTTAGTACAAATCATTTTGCTCAGTCACCGCGAAATCCGCTTATGTAATCCACTTTTAAGAAAAGTGGAGCAAAAATAATATTACTTTTAAGAAAAGTTTAGCAAAAATAATATTACTTTTAGAAAAAGTGGAGCAAAAATGATATTTTTTAGTTGCGTTAAAATTTCTGTAAATATAATAATATTTTTTATATTTACAAATGTCGAAAGATAAAAAACCTTGTTCGTCGTGTTCAAAAAATGTAGATTTACCATCAAATGCTTCAGTTGAAGATGTGATAAAAATTTTTAAAGATAAAGCACAAACTGTACAACCTAGAATGGGACAACTTTTTGAATCTAATGGTAAAAAATATAAAACGAATACTATTTTAAAAATAACCCCAACAACTGTTGACAAAAAGACAAGTACGGTAATAGATGTATTATTTATTCTTTCTAAATTTGATCATAAGACAAAAACATATATACAGAATAATTGGTTTACATCTACTCAAACATCAACTATAAATGATCCAGAATTGTTACAAAATTTTTTTACAAATCCAACCAAATATATAGATTTAAGACAAGTAATGAGTATTATTGGCAAACTAATTAAACAGAATAAAAATGTAAAATCACAATCACAATCAAAATCCGCATCTTGTTGTGAAGAAACCAGTAATAATTATTGCACAACTGGTAATATAAACACATATAATTATCCCCAATCGGATGGCACAACAAATTACGAATGTAAATGTAAGGGTGGTTTCTGGACGAAAAGTGGAAACCAAATAGATTGTTATAATAAAAATGGTGGTAATTGTAAAACAATTAATTGTGATAATGTTGAAGGTGTTACATATACAGGCTCTTCCGCTTAATATTTTGTTCATATAACATTTTTAAAAAAATACATTTTTTGCTAAACTTTTCTTACGAAGTTGTAAAAAGGTGGTTCATAAATTCATCCTCGTCCTTATGTGAAATATACATATTAATCAGTTCTGCCGGGGAATAATGATATTCCTTTACATTTGCCAATTTTTCCGCATCCATTTCTTTATTAAATAAGTGTTTATATAATTCAGAAATCGTATTATGACTTGCTTTGGTGAGTTCAAGCGTAACATCAATTCTGCCCGGTCGAATTAATGCCGGATCTAATTTATCGTAATGATTGGATGAAATAATCAATATTCGCCCAGGTGTTTCTCTAATTCCGTCAAATACATTCAAAATATCATCCAGCGTAATCGGTTCTTCATCACTTAACTTTGACAACATTTTAGAAGTGTCATCATTATTAACCTCAATAACACCGCGAATAACATCGCCCAATTTAATATTATCATTGCCATTCATTTTTTTATTCGTATCATTAATATCCCCATTCTTTTTACTTCTATCCAAAATAATATCACCAATGCAGTCAATATCTTCCATGACAATTATTTTTTTATCAAAACTAATAGAATCATTCTCATTTTTAGAGTTATATTTATTTTCAAAAAAGAAATTATCCAATTGTCTTTTTGTTTTGATCATTTTCAACGATAAAATAATAATATGACAGTCTAAATAGTTGGCAATTGCTTTAATTAACGAAGTTTTACCCGTTCCTGGTGGTCCCATTAATCCTATACCAAGCGTATATTTGATTCCCTTTTCATAATACCATTTCTTGTTGTCTTTAAAAAAGTCAATCGTATCCTTTAATTGTTTTTTGCCATCAAAAAATAGATTTTTGAATGTTTTGGCGCTTTCAAATACATCTTCATTCCAACGATTATTTAAACTATAATTTTCATCATCATCACTACTGGTTGTTAGTTTAACATTATTTAAAGTATATATAAACCTCTTATTAGAACGACAGTCTTTAATTGTTTTCAAATAAATATTCGTAATGTTATCAATGTAATTTTTAATTTCTGCCAATGATAAATCATATGAATAAATTTTAATAGTAATTATATCTGTTTTAGCAGTCATCTTTTCTTGTCTATCACTGTTATTCGTGTCATCTTCTCGTTCACAAATTATTTCATAAAATATTTTTTCATCAATTGTAAAATTCTTATATTGGTTTACTATTAATGAATCACCGGTAGTTTTGTTACTATTTTTTTTATTATCAATTATATTATGATAAAATTCTTTCAATTGATAAATGGATGGTTGTTTGTCTATATTTTTAACAATATAATCTAGGATTGCTTTAAAACGGTCGCTATAAGAAACCGAAATTTGTTGTCCATAACTATAATTGGATACAACACAGCATTTTTTCCCCTCCAAAATAATACAGTTTTTTTTGTAAAACAAAGAATAGATGGAATTTAAAAGTTTCATATGTTTTATGTCGCAAAATTTATTAAAAACATAAGTGAATAATGAAATAAACGCGGTTGTTATTAGCGTATCATAGAAAACATTTCCAGTACGCATTTGAGTTAAAATTGTGTATTTTGCTGAATCAAAAAATGTATCAAATATTTTATTCATTGTGTAATATAATTATTATATTACATAACTATAAGTGGTTTTATAAATATATTTATACATTATTTACACTACTTACAGGTTCTTTGACGTTCTCAATTATAGGTTCTAAAAAAGGTTCTTTGACATTCTCTATTAAAAGTCGTTTATTTGGATCAACATCATTAAACTGTATTTTTCCCTTCATGTATGCCGAGTAAAAAATATTTCGTTCGGTGTTTACAGTTGAGTATACGTCTCCCAACTTTGTAATCATAAAAAGAATATTTGTAATATAGGTGGATGTTGTTTGATTATCCAAGTAATATTCATAAACCACAAAACCACTCAGAATTGTGTTAAAAGCAAACATAAACAACATAAAATAACCCATTCGTTGGTATGCTTTATCAAAATACAATATGTTTTCTTTCTTTTCAAGAGAAAGACCTTCTAATACTTTTCCAACGGTTTCATTATCACTGGCAACACTCTTATTTACATCCAAATAAGTAATGAGTTTATTCTCTCTTTTTAATTCATAATAATACATAACAATAAAAGACGCCATAGTAATGAAGTTCACAACAAGTCCGGAATTATACAAACTGTCCATCCAAACCATATTTTCACTCATAGAACAAACATGGTCGTCACATTTTTGAGGGACAAATAGAACCAAGAGAGAGGAAACCATCACTCTATACATTTCAATAATAACTGCCGTTGTAACTGCCATTTTTTGAGAAGTATCTTGGTCATTTAATTTGTCCTTGAGTAATTTCATATATGTCAAAAATGCGTTTTCTTTTATAACAATTGTCTCTGTTTTTTCAGATATTTCATTTTCAACTTCTTTTTCATTTGTAATAGTTTCGCTAGAAACATTAGAACTGGTATTATTATTACTATTTAAATCAATACTTACAACACGTTCTTCTTCCTCGCTCATTTATATAATAACTAAATATATTTTTAAATACTTTCTTCTAAAATATTTTCATCTATAATAATTTCGTCTATAATATTATCTTCTTGAATATCAGCATTTTGTTGTAATGGTAAAAAAATATTAGGTTTTTCCGAAAACTTTACATAAGGAACCCTATATTTTTCACACCAACTAATTGATTTCTGAATATTTGATTTTTTCAAAAACTCGATTTTTTCGTCTTTATTTTTATTTTTCAAAATATTTATGATTTGGTCAAATGTTTCCAATTGTTGTTGTCCAAAAATAATACTAATATCATCTATTTTATTTAAAAAATATGCCGGTATGTCATTTGTTATAACAGATATAATATTTTTATTTTTTTCGGATTCAACTTCATATTCACTCAAAAATAAATCAATACTAATAATATAATTATTATACAATTCCTTTTTTTCCTTATTCAAAATAAAATTGGAACAAATAATATACTTTTCAAAACTAGTAATATTGCTTGTATTTGGTTTTATTATGCCAACTTTTTCATACAAAGAACACAAAATATATAATGTGTCAACGATCGGTTTATAAAATATTGTATCTATTTTCAATATACATATACCATTATTAGTTTGATTTAGCAAAATAATTCTTAAAATTTTTAACAATTGTATTGTATATTGATTTATATTCGGAAAATCTTTATCTCCAATTTCATAAAAAATAAAATCATAATTACAAATTTTTACATCTGTAATATTATTATTTACGTTTTCAATGTTAATTACAACATCACAATTGTCTTTTCTTAATAAATTGTGAAAAATCCCCATATCATCGCATTTTTCACTAATATATAAAGCATTTATCGATGACGTAAATTGCTCAAAAATATTCAAAGATAATAAAATCTCATACAAATCATAAAAGACATTACTGCACGCTTTTAATTTACTTATACATATTTTTGTTCCAGGAATAAAAGAAAAAATATATTCGTGCGAGTGAACCAATTTCAATATATTATTTACAAATTCGCTTGAATACTCATGTTCTATATCTTTAATTTGTAGCATAGTATCATTATAATTTTTAAATAAACTATAACTTGTATATGGTATGATAGTTTCATTCATATTATCCTGTAATTTAGGAAATAATTTAAATGTATGGTTAGTTTTTGGTAATATATAATAGTTCATTATAACGCTTATATATTATAACTAATAATTTTTAAGTATTATTCATTTTAATTAATTATTCATTTTCATCTTCAATAACTAATTTCTTTTTAGGTTTTGATTCAGCAGTCGCGCTTTTTTTCGTTTGTTTTTTAACCTTTTCTGCTAACTTAAATGCTGCTTGCTCTTCAACTGCTTCTGTTGCCGGAACCAATAGTATTTTTTTATTCAGTTTTTTAATTTTGGGTTTTTCTTCTTTTTTATCTTCTTTATTATTACCTTCATATTTTTCCGTCATTTCTAATGCGGCGCGTTCATCATCATCATAATCTCCCAAATCCAATTCAACTTTATCGGCATTCACAGTTCTAAATTTCTTATAAACAAAATACCTATTAAGGAATGATATTTTCTGTTCATATATACTCATATTTTGTGCGTTTCCATAATCATTTGCTTTAAACTTGTTTGCTTTTATTTCCTCCATCATGTTCATATATAGTTCGCTAAAAAGTCCTGTGCCTTCAGGTAAACCCATACTTTGCGCCTCTTCTCTTTCCACAATTTTGAAACCATAATTTTCCATGACTCTGTTGAAATAGTCAAAGTTAATCAAATATTCGGATATTAGTTGATTAATTGACTCTTGATAAACATCAATTTTATATCCCAATGAACTGGAATTGTCTTCAAATTTATCATAATCGTATTCTTTAACTACTTCCCATATTTTCTTATCATCGTCGTATAATTGGACACTTTCACCACGCGCCTTTTTTGCCAATAACTTGTAAATTAGTTTCCCATCATACGCGGTTCCAATAAAATACCCGTTTAATTTTGTACATTCTGCTATATTTTTCAAAAACCCTTGGAGCGTTTCAGGATCTTTAAAGAAATAATGGATAGCAAATTGGCAAGAGGAAACATTGAACCCTTCTGCGCCAACACCATAATGTCTCGCAACACCCTTGCCAATGAGTTCACTTTTTTCAGTTCCATTTCCAAAAATGGCTTTGGTTATTTGAATTGCTTTATCATTTTTCATAGCAGTTCCATTTTTAATATTCAGCGCACTATTGCCATTTACAAATAGAGCATAAGGCATGCGTTTATTTTGTTTTCTCGCTTTCAAATATCTAGCACACGCACCATCAATGCGATTTTCCAAATTGTCTTTTGAAATATCAATGCCGTAAACAAATGACAATTTAGCAGCAATCCATTTAGACAAGTCACCTGCTTTGCCGCACGCATAGTCAATGAGTGTATCATCTCTTTTTGAAACACTTTTAATCAATAGTTTTTTCACATACAAGTTATGAAAGTTTTTAAGACCTTCTGTTTTCATATCACCTGATGGTTTATTGTAATAAACATCGTCATCCACTCCTGTTTCAGGAATATTTAAACCAGTGGATATCATATCTTCTGTAATTGGATGATGTATTGACTGCCAATTGCTATTTGCCACATGATATGCGTTTCCAAAGTTTTTAATACCCTGAAGCATTTCAGTTGTTTTATCATATCGAACGCGCAAAGGAACCCAATTCCATCCTTTTTTATTATCAAAATTATAACTGAATTCAACAATGGTATTGTCTCCAAAAACTTCGTTTTCTTCAGTAAACATTTGTAAAGAATTATTGCCATCTTTGTTAAGCATTATATTACAAAATCCGGCATCAGGATCATAAGGACTGCTTGGATAAAATATCATTGGTTTTGCTTCATTGCTTAATTTATCATCTTGTTCATTGTTGTATTCCGGCAATTTATCATCAATAATATCTTGGCACGGGTTAATAAATCCGTGCTTTTTTTCAATAAAAGTACATCTTAGTTCAATCGGTTTATATTGACTTATTTGAACTGCCGAATTTGCCATGGTGCCTTCTTCAAATATATTTTTAATCACATCATCACCGGTTGAACTTTTTACAGTTGTAACGAGGAAATCAATTGTGTTGTATTGAGGAGGTTTCCATTTAAATGAATAGTCCCATGTAATTTTTGACAAAGGACCTGAAGCGCCTACCTTATCGGCACCAACACCCATAAAAGCGGGTGTAAATATGAGTCCATCCATTTCATATTCAAATAATCCATTATTCTGTTTTGTTAATATTTGATTGCAAGCATTGAATATATTATCCATTTCTGGGTTTTCTGGATAGAACTTTTTACATGTAATTCGAATGGGAGAATTGTTAAAACTCTTTTGGATTTTTTTCGAAAATGATTTGAAACTCGATTTTTCTTTTTCTTCTTCTACTTTCGGTTTCTTGTCCTTCGGCGCTAATATTGAACTAATTTCTAAATTATGTATTAATCTATTTAAAAGTCCATACCTAGATTTTTCCATCTTTGGTTCATCACTGGAAATCATGAATGTATAAGAGCGAACATCAACACCGTCCAAATAATAAATATCAAATGCGGCAAATAAGTTAATAAACTTACCGAATTTATCGTGTAAAATTAACTCGCCATCTAACAAAGAATTGAATAATTCTTTTTTCTCCGTTTTTGCGCCGGTAAATATTACATTCATATTCGTATTAATTAAATATATTTTGCCGTCAACATTAATATACATCAAATGACGGTCACCGTCTGCTTTATCTGTAACAGTATAATTTTTCCTTATATTTGGCACATTTAAATTGTCATTCACAGGAATAATATTCATTCTTTGAAGCGTATATGAATTGGGTCCAATAAAATTACTTGGATAAACATTTTTACCAGGTTCATATGCGTCTTTTAAAAGGAGTTTCATATATTCGCCAATCACCGATTTTTGTTCTGGATATGAAATAGGAAAATTGGTTCTTTGCAAACCGCTTAAAACATATTTAATCACTTTTCGCAATGATTCCAAAATAATATTATAGTTTTTAAATTCTGAACCGGGTCCAATCATTTTATTATTTACTTCCAACTCAATCTCATAAGAGTCTAATTTATTAAATATATCCGAGTCATCCGTTGTATAATAAGTTGCCGGTCTATTTCCTTTAAAATCCGTTGACTTTACAATACTAATGTCTACATTAATTGGATATTGGGGATGAGCAAATGTGACACGATTCAAAAATCGAAATGTTTTTTTATTATTTCGCCATGTATTTACAATATATGATCCGGCACCTTTAACTGCGGATAGTTGCTCTTCGGATTGTAAAGACACTCTAAAATTAAAATCGTCAAAATTTACTGGTCTAACTTTTTCCTTTTTATCATTTATAAAAGCAGTTTTTTTTGTGAATTTCACACTATTCCCATGAGTTTTAATTAGTTCTTTAATATTATTCGATTTACAAAACATTTTAATTTGTTCAATACCGTTAATTTCAGTTCTTATATTTGATAATTCGAATTTACCACTAATATTATTCATAAATTCATTTTGAATTTTTAAACTATAGTCACCATTTGGATTATTCGTAACAAACCCAAAAGACTTGAGCGTTTTAATCACATTGTCGTAATCATTTTTTGTTAATCTTCGAATCCCTCTTGTACCAAAACGAACCTCTAATTCAGTCATCTTACTTGACTCATAATCATAAGGTCTGCTTTTGTAATATGTATCTACGATACTACTGAACAAAATTTGACTGGATGTTTTTGTTTTTTCTTCTATTATTTCTTCTTCTAACTCAATGTCTTTTTCTAATACTTCAGGTGGAGGAGGCATATCAGCACCAGGACTGCGCGGCGAAAATACTTTTTCTTCTTCTTCCTCTTCATCGTCACTTAAAGGAAGCGGAGGTGTTCCTGGATTTTCTAAAGAAATTGAAGATGACTCAGGATTTTCTTTTCGCATTAACATTCCATTTTCTTGTTTCCATTTATTGTGTCCTCCTAAACCTTTGATTTTTTCAATTCTTTCAGGTAATCTAACAGTATCCACAAATGCTCTTTCTTTTGAAGTCAAATAATTAGCGTATAAGTCTTTTACTTCTGGACTATTAAGGTCTCGTAATATGTCTTTCATCTCGTCTACAGAAAATTTTGCTTTAAATGTTCCATCCGATTTGTATTCAAATAAATCCTTTCTGTCTTTTTTACCGAGCAAATTGTATATTTCATCAAACTCCTCGTTTTCAAAATCGACATCATAGTCAGATGTATCAGAACTTTTTTTTTCAGTTTTATCAGTCATTTTAATATATATATAATAAATACATATATTTAAATTGTTGTTCAATTTTTTTTAAAAATATTGGATTAAAGACTCGTATAATTCATTTTTGTTTTTTTTCTTATTTGTTTTTTCATTTATAATACTAATATCCAATTTAGTACAATATTCTACTAATTCACTTACTTTATATGCCGATAATGCTTTTACAGGTTTTTCAATATTATCAATTTTAAATAAGGTTGTCCGAATACTGTTTACATCATTATTAACACTCAGTTTATATCCAAATTTTCCATAATCAGTAAAATTAACAACATGAATATCATTGCTGTCATTCATTAATAGTTCATAATATGTTTTCTTCTTCAAATAAACAACATTTAGATTTTCTAAAACACACAAAGTCAAAAAGGTAACAATATCTATCTTATTTTCATTTACTAATTGATTTTCTATGTGCGTATTTGATGCAAATTTGTATATTTTAATCAACTGTTTTTCTTTCCTTAATTTTTCGACAAATCCAATTTTTAGTTGTTTTTCAGTAACAATTGAAATACCCGTTTCATTTAAATCGTTGTATTTATCAATACCATTTTTCATAATATAAAAACACCAAAAAAGTGTGTCTTTTTGCTTTGGAATAAAATACTCTTTTTCTTTTTTTAAAAAATTTGATTTTTCCACAATACTATTACTATTATTAAGATCATTGGGTAAATCAATGATTCTTTTTACTGAAGAATCATTTAGCATATAATCTTGTAAATTTTTTAATACATGATTATAATTGGTTTCATTATTATTTGACATATTATTTAATACTACTTATTTACTTGTTTTATCTTTATTATCTTTTGTAAAATATATATTTTTAAAACTCTCCTTCTGCTTTTCTATGTTATGTAAATTCGTTTCCTGCGCGTTCACGTATAAAATATAATTAGACAATTCAGTAATCACCTCTTTTTTTATTTCAGATAAATTAATATGAATTCCATATTTATTCTCGTTCAAAGTAATGTCTGGATATTTACTTAAAATACGTAACACTTCAATTTGATTAAATTTATTCATTCCTTCAATCATTTCGCGTATATAATCTAGTTCGCTTACAGAAAAACTATTTACTTCATTTGTAGAGACGGAAATTTCCATTGACTTTATATTGTATTAAGTATGTTTTTGTTTTTAATATATTTTTTTATTATATTAAAAAGAAAAAATATTTAATTAGTATATAAAATGGTTTTCTTTAACAATACTGTTTATTTAGGATTAGGTATTATTTTTATTTTATTTGCGTTTTTTAACAAACATGCCATTTCTATTTTAGGCGTGTTTTTGATTTACATTGGTTATACAAATTATCGTCTCTCGGATATGATGTTTTGGATGCTGATGGCATGGATCGTCGTTTCCGTCATTTATGACTTTAGATTTAGACTCGGTATGGGTAGTAATTTTTTGCTGTACTAAATCAACTTTTAAAAAAAGTTGAGCAAAAAACTACATTTGAGGAAAAAATATGAAAAAGTGGGCAGATAATATGAAAAAGTGAAGCAGATAATTTTGCTCCACTTTTTTTAAAAGTGGATAAAGTGGATTTTTTTAAAAGTGGAATATATAAATGTTCTTTGATAAAGTTGATTTATCTTTACAAGAACCGATTATTATGGATGATTTACATGGATATGTTTTACCTCATGCCGGCACAAAATATACTGGCGGAATTATATCTGACACATTACGATTTAGACCTTCCAAACCATTTAATAAAGTATTAATATTATATTATCCTGCAAGTGATAAACCTGATATAGATAATACTTATTTTCATGAATATTATGTTCCATGGAAGTCAATGGAATACATATTTAATAACCCAGAAATTAAATTTGAAGGATATAAACTTGAGAGAAAATTAAGTTATAAAAATTATAATACAAATATTTCCAATTTAAGAAGAAAAAATAATACTAATACATTGATTGTTGTAAGTGCCGATTTCTCTCATCACTTACCTTTTAAAGAAGCAATTGATTTAGAAAATAAAGCAGCGCATATGATTATGTTTAATAAATTAAATGATGATAATAGTGTAATTGATGATATTAAGTCATTCCGATTATTATATAAAATAACAGATTGTTTTGCGCAGTGGGTAGGTAGAACACGAAGTCCCGGTGAAAAGGGGGTTGGATATTTAAGTTTTTTATTACGAGATACTGTAATAGATCAATCTAAAGTGGATGGTATATTTGTAACAATATTTTCAGAAGACATGGTTTCTCATGAATGTCTTGGAGAATGGTTTGATAAAAGTAAACCACTTACATTTGATATTCAATCAAAATTAATAGAAAAAGTATATACATCTGGTTTTAATAACAGTCGTTTAACAAATGGAGCATATAAAAATGCCAATTTAACATATTTTACAATTACATACTTGTATAAAGAATTATCATCCACTCAATTTATTAGAGGTTGGCATGGAGTCAGACATGACGCATTTTATTTACCTGATGTATTTTTAGAAAATACATTTGAAAATGGCGCGTGGATAACACCCAATACTCGTGAATGGGTAACATCAAAAAAAAATGTTAAATTTAATATGACCGAGACATTAAAAAAATTAAATAGTAAAGCAGGAAATTATAATATAAATACAAATACAAATAACAGTTATACTTTATATAAAAGCAAAGTTAAGCATTTTAAAATAAACCCATCAAGTCGTATGTATGAAGAAATATAAATTTATACTTCTTGTTCAATAACCAACTTTGGTTTAAATCCCTTGTTTTCATAATCCACTTTGGGTTTCACGAGTTCGCCAATTACCGACACATATTTATCGTTCAATTCAAATCTCTGACCAATTACCCTGACATTAAATCTATCTTCGGGTTTTACATTAGCAAATTGTGCGCTGTTATAATGGTGATCTCTGGCAATGAATACAACAACGGGCGACGGAACACTTTCCGTGCTCTCGGCACGAATACCCGCCTTTGTAATATTTTTAGCAACACATGAAATCAATGTACCTTCAACAGGAAAGCATATATCACACTCAAAAACAACCTCAAATAATACAAAGGTGCCTCTTTCAACAATACCACTAGAGTGAGTTATAATTCTTGACGAACCGGGCTTAATATATCCCTCAACAAGACACTTTCCTTCAAATTTGCTGGAAATAATGTCTTCAATTGTTCCTCTAATATTTTTTCCAACAGCAGTAATTGGTAAAGAAACATTTCGCGTGATTAAAGATCTAGAGTAAATAGTCGAAATTCTTAAATCTCGACGTTTAAAATTTGATTGTTTTTTTTGTGTTGCTTCCATTGTGTATAATTAATATATATATATTAATTATCCTTTAAATTGTTTTCATTTTTTTCCACTTTTAAAAAAAGTGGAGCAAAACTTATATGTTTTAATTTGAGACTATTATGCTGCCATTATTGGCGACATTTTTTACGACTGTACTGCCTCCAATATGGAGACCAATATGGTACTAAAATATTTAACATTATAGAAGGTTTTGCTCCACTTTTGAAAAAGTGGATTTAAAGGTGGATTTTATAGAGTCCATGGTAGAGCGCCATTTCGGGTGTCAAAAACCATTTCACACCATTTTTCTTCGTTTCATTATAATATCGCATGTAAAATTCCTCTATAACACACAATTCGATTTGACTAATGGCTTCTTGTATTACATTTTTATCCTTATCAACTATTTTTTTTGTGCTTTCTTGTGTATATTTTGTAATACCCAAAATAAATTTCATTGATTTCTTATAGTCTTTATTTGCTGGGTCGGTTTCCAACATTTTTCCTTTACCAACCTCATCACATCTGGCGCCCGTATCTCTCGTTGAATCCAAATTTTTAGTTTTAAATGACAAATTCGCATTGTTCTTTTCATAGCCCATAAAACCAATAACCGTATTATAGGCGCCACGATTCATTTTATCAAAAAATGGTTTACCTTCGACAGACTCTCTGACTTTTCTCTCATCTTCGGGTTCACCTTTTACCCATTCGTTCTTTTTATTAAGTATCATGATTGCCATTTTATTTAAATTGAATAATACAATTGCTTCCATATCCGTTCCTTCTATTTTAATACCATTGTCCACAAAATATTTTTTAATAAGGGATTCAATACTTCCACTCTGAATGCTTTCTAAAGAATAAATATAATTCAATAAATCCACCTTTTCTTTAAAAAGCAATGACTCGATCATGTGGTAAACTACATATTCCCATAAATTATTCGCAGGAATATCTTCTTGAAGTTTTCCTATAACAACGCCACTATGTTTATACCAATTATCGTCACCTCTGTCTACCTTTTTAGGAGCGCGTATTTCTTCTCCTTTTTCGTTTAAGGTTGTAACATTGGTTGAATAACTTTTGGACAACTCATAATCGGCATTTAATTCATCAAATACTTTTTTACCATTTATAAATTTATTTATAACTAATCTTGGGGATCTTTCTTTTACTTCTATTTCTCCTATTCCTATTTCTTTTTCTCCTTTTTCTCCTTTTTCTCCTTTTTCTCCTATTTCTTCTTCTTCTATTTCATCTTCTATTATTAATTTTTTAGGTGCCTTTGCAAAGTTTTGTTTTAAGTCAAATTTAATCATTTTGTGTTTTACATCAATCGGAACAGACCTTTCAAATATAGATGCGTTTTTATTGATTAACTCACTTGGTTGAAATAAATAATAATCAGCAATATTTATCAGTCTCCCTGTTCTACCAAATCTATCTTCTATGAATTCATTATTGTCTTCTATTAGTTGCGTTAAAGCGTAATATACTTGAACCAGTGGATACTCTTTGGGTGTCTGAATTAAATGAATTAACTCTTTCTTTTTGTAAAAATATTTTTCCTTCATAAGCATGCGTATTCTTTGAAAAATCTTGTCCGAATTCACAACAATATAGTTTTCATTGTATGTATCTTCATTCAAATCTTTCTCTTTTATCTTTTTATCTGGAATACAATCATAATAACAGGTTGCTAAGTAATCGCACGCAGAAGAAAAAGGCGCGTCTCCTATTTTAAAATCAGGAATTGTTTGACCGGTTGACAATTCCTGCGTAATTGTTCCCTCTATTTTTTCTTGTAATATGTCTTGTGAAAAATTAGTCTGGTCATGGTTTATAATACAATCAACCGCGGTTTGCTTTAATAGTCGACTTACTTTACCGATTTGTATTGCTTTCACACCGGCAATGCGATACACATATAAGTCAGCAGATTCTTCCTTATCATCATCTAACAGGGTTCCATACATAAAAATCTGGACATTTCTTTGCTCAAATGGCAGGTCTTTATGACTGAAATTACGCACTGCGCGACCAATAACTTGTTCCAAAAGATTCATATTATACCAGGGTTCCAAAATATGAACCTGTCGTATAAATTTCAAGTCAATACCTTCTGAACCGGCTTTAGAAATCAAAATTACTTTGACACGATTCCCGTCCTTATTATTTTCATTTGTTACTCCTTTTACTTCATAATCATTATCTGGGGATAATCTTGGGTCGCCCGTAATCATTGAATAGCGCGCGGGCATAAAGTCCTTTTTATTTGTTGGCGGTTTCATTGTTCTCACATCAACTGCTTCTACTGGTCTAGTTTTAAATAAATTTTTAGTTTCTTTACCATATCGAGTGAAACCCATTTCTTCTAATGCCAAAGCAACGGGGACTAACCCACCGTCAATATACTGGGAATAAATTAACAAAATGCCGTCGGATATTTTGCCGGATTCTTCAGAAAAAATGTGCTCCATAATACACTTAATCTTTGAACTGTATTTGCCAATAATATCCTTTGAAAAAATCCGACCATATTTATCGATTGTCTGCTTTTTATACTCAAATTTACCCTTGTCTGGTGGCGATTTTGAATCTATAAAAGACATCATTCGCTCTAAACCTCTTCTTCCGGTTAAATCATGGGGGTCAATAAAAATACCTGGTTCCTTTTCTCCTTTTTCTCTTTCTTTTCCCTCTTTTCCTATTTTTTCTTCATTTTCTCCATCCATTTCTTTATCTATATCTAGATCAACAATAATTTTATTTGTGGTATCTTCTATTTCAGGTGTTTCATTAAAAAAATCATCTTCGAGTTCATTCAAATATTTATCCGCTTTAATATTTGTCTCGATTGCTCTTTTTAGACCATCTATTGGATAAGAAATAATGAGAGACTCCAGCGGTTTTTGTAACAATGTATACCCAAATGATTCCATGTTTTCAAAACTCGGCATTTGTTTCACTTGTCCTTTTTTCGTTGTTATATTAAAAACCTTGGTCCTTAAATTGTAAATTATATACTTGTAAGCGCACGCTTGGCATTCACCACATGAATTACAGTTACCAATTGTATTCAAATAATACGAATAAATGTTATTATTCAAATACTGTTTTATAATTTCGGATTCTCTTATTTTTTTATGATTCATTTGATACTCTGGGTAAGTGTTAAACTCAGGTTCATCTTCTTTATCTTTAATAAACGTATTTTTGGGTGAAAAAGAAACCGGATAAACACGATATGGAAATGTATACGGGTTCTCTCCTCTTACAAAAGAAATATAACCGGTTGCTTTTTGAATCAGCAATTCTTCGCCTCCTGGTTTGAAATTGCCCGACTTCTCAAACACATCGGAAACACTGATTTTTCCGCGCCGGTCATTGGTGTTCATTATATTCAACAACCATATGATTTCAGTATAATTGTTATACATGGGTGTTGCCGACAAAAATAAAAGACGCATATTTTCCGCACTTTTTACCAATATCTCCAAATTTACCGCAACTTTTTTATTTTTGTTGTCGTCTTCTTTACGAATATTATGAACCTCGTCGATAACAATTAGACGATTATTAAACTCCGCTTTAAGACGCTGTATCATTTTTTTGTCTAGGTCTACAATCGTTTCTATTTTGGACGCGGGTCTTCTTACATCTTCTTCTCCTTCTCCTTCTCCTTCTAATACCTTGGACTTTTTTCCTGGTTTTCCAGGTTTTACAGTAGGTGTCGCCGTTTCTTCATTGTATTTAATTGTTTTAATAATATAATTCGCAAATTGCCCATAACCCAAAAATAAATAAGTGCTATTAATGAGCGCCTTTATTTGCGCAACAACCTTATCTTTTGTCAGACCTTTCATGCTCATTGGATTTATTTCCTTCAATAATTTATTTCCTACACAACCGCGAATCGACCATTGACCGTCCACTTCTTTTAGTTTTCTCTCGTCAAAAAGTTGTAATCTAAAATTATCCTGCACGTTTTCAGAGGCAACAATAATAATCCTTTTGGATATTCCAACTTGTTTCAAATAGTCGCGCATTTCTTCGCATACACCAATTGCTGAACATGTTTTTCCTGAACCTAAACCATGATACAAGAGCAAACTGTTATAAGGGGTCTGAAATGACAAAAAATTCTTGACGAATGCTTGATGGGGTGACAATTCAAAGTCGGCATTTGCCAAAATATCGGCGTGCTCTTTAACATTTGCGTGAATTGTCCCATCATATTTATTGTCATTGAACTCTTTTTTCTCGGCAATTTTAATATTAAATTTTGCGTCATTTAAGTTGGGATACAGAAAAAGGTCTTCTTTGTTTCCTTCTTCTTCTAAACAGTTTCTCTCTACGAGTTCTTTTTTAAGAAGAAATTTATTACAACTGTTTGAATAATAATTATCCTCATTGCATTTTAATTTTTTAAATTCGGATTCTAAATTTGTTTTACAACTAACACTCGAATCTTCTCCTTCTTCTTCCAATATTAACTTCACCTTTTTTTCTTTTTTTGACATAATACTATATATTATGAATATAATCTATATTCTTCTAATACTTTATTTATATTACTAATTAATTGCTTTTTTTCTAAATTATAAGGTCGTATTGATTCTATACAATTTTCAATTGACTTCCACTCCATTTTACTCACTTCTGACTTTTGAAAATTTTGTAGGAAGTGATTTGATTTATTCATAAACGCTAAAAAATATTTGTGCTTATATGATTTGTGATTTGTTCCTATAAAGGACTCCTCAAATGGTAACACATTTTCAACTATTATTATATTATTTTTTGAAATACCAGTTTCTTCCTCAAATTCTCGTAAAGCACAATCCAAGTCTTTTTCCTGATAATTGCGGCGTCCTTTAGGAAATTCCCATTCCGTTTCCGACCAATTCGTTTTACTATTTTCGATAATGTCTTTGAGCGAAACCATTTTGTCGCCAATTAGTAACCCTTTTTTAATCGTTTCAAACTTTTTTTGAGAAGCAATTTCTTCACTTTTATACTGATTACTGGCAATATTTCCCCACATTTGTAACCATAAAGTATCAAAGGTTTCATTTAATAAATTTTGTTTTTCATGAATCGACATTTGGTCAATGATAATCTGTATTTGCTCAATATTATAGGGCGAGTACTTACCCCTTAAAAAATCAATGTAACCAAAACTGTCTTTTCTGCGTATCATTAAATACTCGGCACCTTTGTCTTTATCGGATGTCCTAAAAACAATAATTCCATAACTTGTAATTGGCATTTTACATTGATGAAACATGTGTCCTTGCTTTCCACAATTATTACATAATGTTGTATTTTTGTTCATTTAGAATTCCTATATTTAATATTATTTTGTTTTTAACTTTTTTTATTCAATTGTATTTATTGTATTTATTATTAGAAAATGATTTAAATATTATTAATATAGTTTAAATAGATAGATAATATGGATACAGATACAGATACAGATACAAATACAGATACAGATACAAATACAGATACAAATACAGATACAAATATAGTTAAAAATACGAATAAAATAAGCGAATCAGATTTATTCATGAAATATAAAGCATCCTATTTAACTCCATTGTTCGAGTTAACCGTAAATTTATTGCAACTGGGTTTTGGAAATTACATGTTATTTTTATTTAAAGATTATTATTTTGTATATTTTTTTATACCTGTTATGTCATTATTGAATGTTAAACTGTTTATGTTTTTACATGACGCTAGTCATAATTCATTAACACCCAATAAAACACTCAATTATTTAATTGGATCTATTGCAGGAATATTAACATGCGGAGTATCAATGAACTGGATATTAGACCATAGCACACATCATATGACAAGTGGCGATGAAACAAACAAATTCAAATACTGTCATAATGAAACAACCGTCATGACATACAAAAAATATTCAAAATTTAACTGGATGGGTAAAATGATAACTAAGTTTTTATTGTATCCAGTTATCCAATTTCCTTTAACATCATTTTTATATTTTTGTGTTATTCAGCGTTTTAGTTATATTGTAAAAAAATTAAAATACAAATCAAAAATTCAGGACTCAATGTTTATGATATGCGTGAATCACCTTGTTCATAATTTAGGTGGATTTACACTGTATTATTTTATAAACAAACACGGTTATTTACATCTACATTTTATGTATATTTTCATTAGTCAAATAATTGGGTATATGATGTTTTTTAATCAGCATACTTTTAACCCACCCTATGTTGTTAAAAATGAAGAATGGACACAAAGAGATAGCGGGTTACAAGGAAGTTCGTTTATTCTAATACCAAATTGCTTGAAATATTTCTTTTTTGGGATTGAATATCATCATATTCATCACATGAACGCAAAAATACCAGGGTATAATTTACAAAAGTATCATGAAGAGGTCGTTCAAAAAAGTGATATGTTTGATAATATTGTTAAGTTGTCTATGAGTGACTGTTATAATAATTTATGGTTGGCAATGTATGATGAAGATAGTAAAAGGTTTCTTACATTTGAAGAGGCTGATAAGCAAATCGAAGAAAGTAAGTCCAATTAAAGTTTATTTAGGATTATAATATATTTATTTTATTGATATATTATAGTTATAAGAATGGGTAATACTGAATCGTTTGCACCAGGTACATCATCTAATCCTAATGATAGTAATAATGCTATGAGAGGTACTCCTAGTATATTTTTAGATGATAGTAGTAATAGTAGTAGTAATGCTAGTGGAGGTCTTCCTGGAGGTGTTACTAGTAGAGTTGAATCAGAAGAATTATCAGAATTTCAAACAACAATTAACCAATATATGGAAGAAATTAATAATTCAAATGAAAAATTGGAAAATTTAAAATTTGAATTATTAATTCGATCCGAACAAAAACATAATTATTCTTTAATTATTAAAGATTTAAGAGACAACAGAGAAAAACTTTTAGAAAACATACCAAAATATCAGGGAGCGGCAATAGGAGAAGAATCTGAACTAACAGATAGAAAAGATGCTGATGTATTAACTTTTTTAACAACACTTGAAACAGAATTAGATGCTGAATTATACAGTTTAAAATTAGAAAAAGTATCAATACAATCTAAAGTTGATTTTTATGTAGGCAAAGTAAAATATTTACTTAATAAAGGTGTAGATAAAAAATTTAGAAAAGAAATTTTGGGAGAAGGAGACCGAGATATAGTTGTAAAAAAATTATATGACGAAAGGAAAGCAATAATAAGAGAAAGAAAAAGGTTAAATTTTTTATTGATTGAAAGTATAGAACTTGAAAAAAAAGAATTATCTGCTATGAAAGATGAAGATAAAAAAAGTCGTGAAAGAAAAATAAGAGAAGAATTACAAGCAGAAATAAAAAAAAAAGAAGAAGAAGAAGAAGAAAGAACACGCCAAATACGAGAAGAAGAAAAACGAATACAAGAACAGGACACAAAAGACAAACTTGAATTATTAAGACGATTAATTAAACATGAAGAAGAATGGAAAACAGCAAGAGCAAAAGAAGTAGAAGAAAGAGAAGCAGAAGCAAAAGCAAGAGAAGCAGAAGCAAAAGCAAGAGCAGAACAAATAAGAGAACAAGCAGAAATAGCAGTAGAAGTAGAAACAAGGGCAATAAAAGCAATAGAAGAAGCACAAACAGCAAATCCAGATATTGAATTTAATATGGAAAGTATAATAGCATTATCATCTGGTTCTTCTACAGCAAAACAAACTAAAGAATATCAAATAAAGGCACAACAAAAATTTGAATTAGAAAAAATTAAAGAACTTATTAAAATTAGAGAAGAGTCTAATAGAAAATGTTCTGAAGTTAAAAAAAATATTTATATAGTTAGAAAAGATGATAGTGTGACAAAAGATGTTAAAAAATTTCGTCTTCGAAAGATGAATATAGATGCATTAGGCTTGAAACTAGAAAGAACACAACAAATTTTTGAACTACTAGATAAAGTTGATATTTTAGAAAAAGGAATAGATTTATCAGGTTGTGAATTATTAAAATATTTTTGTTACAAAATGATGGTTAGTATTAATGAAACAGAAGACACTAATTTAAGCAGTAAATTTGAACCTGATTCGGGTGAAATTGTTGGATTTGGTAATATGTGTAATACTAAATGCCCACTGTGTTTATATAGAATTGTTCCTTCATTAATAAATCCAGACGAAGAACCTCAACCAGTTTTTTTTTTAAATCCTCTTTCTCCAAAAATTTTTATAGCATATCATGTAGCATGTTGGATAAATTTTTTATCAAGAAATCGGAATGGAAATATTAGAGAACCTGTAACCAACATAGAATTACCAGAAGACGAAATTTTTTTAAAATTAGACCCACCTTATGATGCTTGTTCACAACCATTTTTGAGTCAACTAAGAGGTAATCCAACTTCAACACAAAGACCAAATGTCCGACGGGAACGTAGACAAGGAGATTTTAGTTTAAGGAATCTTCCAAGCAATTATCATCGACGAGGTTATCAACAATCTCGTGCTCATCCAATACCTGTGCGAGTATCTACTCAACTTACAGATGGTAGTCGTCCTAGAGATGATCGTCGTGGCGGTTCTAAAAGAAGAAGAACGAGTAAACTAAGAAAAAGAAAAACGAGTAAACTAAGAAAAATTAAAAAAAGAAAACCTTCCAATAGTAAGAAAAGGAAATAGTTAAATTAGTATCTTTATAATATTAATTTAATGTAATGTCAAAATTAGACCCAAAAATATGGGGACCCCACTATTGGTTTTTTATTCATACAATCGCAATGTCTTACCCAAAATCTCCCAACGCGGTAACCAAAAAGAAATATTATGAATTTATCCAGAACATTCCATTATTCATTCCAGTTGAACAAATTTCGGGAGAATTTAGCAAATTGCTTGACCAATACCCAGTCCAACCCTATTTAGACAATCGTGAATCCATTGTGCGTTGGACATGGTTCATTCATAATAAAATAAATGAAAAACTGGAAAAACCCAAAATCAGTTTACATGATTTTTATGTGAAATACTATGATGAATACAAACCGAAGAATGAAAAACTGGCGGAGTTTTTTAAATTAAGAGGCAAAATCATTTATGGTGCTCTTGTATTGTCGCTTGGAGGAGCAATTTACTATTTGTATGACAAATAATCCACTTTTTCCACTTTTAAAAAAAGTGGAGCAAAACCTGTTTCAAATTTAGGAAAGGTTGAGCAAAATTTATACATTTTAAAAGTAAAATAATTACAAAATAGAAGGTTTTGCTCCACTTTTTTAAAAGTGGATTAGTATATGTATGGAACAAAAACAAGAAAAAAAAACAGAAAACGAAAAAAATACATAAAAGGAGGCAAGGTGATTGCGTCCGGTGGATTTGGTTGCGTGTTCGATCCTCCATTAAGATGTAAAGGCAAACAAAGAGAAAAAAATAAGGTCTCCAAATTAATGATTGAGAGACACGTTCATTCTGAATTCAACGAAATTGAGCAAATTAAGAAAGTTCTTAGGAAGATTCCAAATTATAGTGACTATTTTTTAGTGGACGATTTTAGTATATGTGAGCCTGAAAAACTGGATTCCGAGGATTTAACCAATTTCAAAAAGAAATGCTCGGCGCTTCCAAAAAAGGACATAACAGAGAAAAATATTAATGACAATTTAGACAAATTAATGATTTTGAATATGCCGCATGGTGGTCTGCCAATTGACGATTTTATTTACAATATTAAAGACTATAAAGAATTGATTGCTTTGAATAATCATCTAATTAATCTTTTAAATCATGGAATTGTTCCTATGAATAAAAATAATATTTTTCACACGGATGTAAAAGATTCAAATATTTTGATTTCAAAGGATAAATCGATAACGCGTCTTATTGATTGGGGGTTGACAACCGAATATGTTCCCAATACAGATGCGGAGTTTCCGAAAAAATGGAAAAATAGGTCCGTTCAGTTCAATGTGCCGTTCTCTCTCATTATTTATACAGATGCTTTTTTGGAACAATATACAAAATATTTGAAGGATACAAAGAATGACAAAAAGGGCAACCTAAAAATCTTCGTTAAAAAATATGTTGATGCGTGGTTAAGAGAAAGAGGACCCGGGCATTTCAAATATGTAAATAAAATTTTCTATTTGCTTTTTATTCATGATATTAAGAAGGATTTTTCGGATAAAAATATGAAAGCAGACCTGGATCTGATTGAAAAAGATTACACAATGCCTTACATTATAAACTATATAACCGAAGTATTAGTTCATTTTACTAAATTCCGCAAAAATGGCGACATTGATTTGCGTGTCTATTTAGACACTGTTTTTATTAAAATACTCGACATTTGGGGTCTTGTATTGTGTTATTTGCCTATTTTGGATATTTTATTTGACAACTATAGCACACTTACGGAAACCGAGTTGAAATTATTTAATATTATAAAACAACTTATTTTGAAATACTTATATGAACCGCGAATTACTCCAATTGATATTGTTGAGTTGTCACATGATCTAAAAAGAATTAATAATTTGTTTGAAATACAGGACACAAACAATAAAAAGGACAAAAATCATAAAAACAATTTAATTCGAAATATTACATCTAAAATTAGTAGCAAGTCTAAGAGTAGCAATCACAAAAATAAGAATAAAAATAATATTCGCAATACTTCAAAAATTATTACTCCTATAATAAACCCCAATTTAAATAAAACACAAAAAAGAAGAAATGTAGGATTTTTATAAAATATTTGTATTTAATAAATGACAACAACAATAAAAAGGTCAATTATGATAAATCATTATAATGATTTTTACGAAATTCCAGACCCAAAAGAATTGACGAATGTATGCTATGTTTTACATTATAATACAAATATAAATTCAAAAAATATACACATTGATACAAGTAAGAAAACAAAAATAGAAATAAAGCAATTTTTTGCTTACAACCCTGAAATTTTTAAAATGTATTTGGAAAAAATAGTAAATATGGAAATCATGCCGGATAATTTTTATATGTTTATTGACCAAATATTGTATTTAATTAAAAGTAAAAATATTGTTGAAATTGTGGATGATTATTGGAAAAATATGATTCTTCAAAGAGAGAAAAAATAAAAAGATAATAAAATTATTATAAATTTTAAAATTATAATAATATAATAATGAGACTAGAAATATTTATATTAGGAATAACCGCGTTTTTTATTTATAACGCCTATCATGACGGCAAATACACAAAAATGTTATTTGTATTTAAAAAATACTATAAAATGATATTTTATGCTTTGCTTGGTGTAGGCATTTATATTTTACTTAAAAGAAATCCCAATCAAGGACGCAATATGCTTCTTTATGCGAACAATATAGTTAAATTTATGCCCATTGATAAGACTTCCATGGACATGTTAAGTCCTGTTTTTGATTTTACAAATAATAATTATAATAATGATGATTCGAATGGCGCCGGGTTTATGGGATCATTAAATCATATGTTGCCTCAAAATACGAATTCAGAGAGAAGACTGCTTGGGTCTGGAAAAGCGGGCACAAAACGCTCTGTTAGTGAAACAAAAAAGAAATATGTTGCGTCCCAACAGAACTGGAAGTGTGGCGACTGTGGCGAACAATTGAATGCCTGGTTTGAGGTCGACCATAAAGTCAGGTTAGAACATGGCGGTGGCAATGATGTTCAAAATTTAGTGGCGCTTTGTCGCGAATGCCACGGAAAGAAAACCGCAATGGAAAATATGTAATTACTATTGATTATCCATTTTAGATTAAAATGAAAATAATATTGTATTTGTATAATATAATATTATTATGAATTCATCAATAAATACAAATCCAACTTCAATATATAGTACAGTTAAACAATCCATTAAATCAAATATTTTAATACTTTTATCTATTCTATTAGTATTAGTTGGACTAATAACTACATTATATTTAGTATTTAATAAATCATCCGCTGTTTCGAAAATTAATTATACAAGTCGAGTATCCAATTCAGGATTCGCCATTTTATTTGTAATACTACTATGTCTTTTTATTGGTTGGTTATTTTTCGGCATGTTTCAAGGGAAATATTCGGAACTAATGAATATTGAGTTTATTTCACAGTTTTCAAGTGTAATTTATGTTATTGTATACACCATATTCCTCATTGTTTTTTTTAGAATAATAAATTCAGATATTAATTTTAGACCCGACAATAACTGGGGCAAATATGTGGATTATATAACACCCATTTCTATTTTAGTATCTGCCGCTGTATTTTATAATGGGTTAAGATCCAATTTTGGATCCCAATATAATATCACCTATGAAAGAATTAAAACAATGATTGTTTATTTTTGTTTTTTAGCGTTAATAATTACGTATAATTCAATTGCTCCCGGCAATTTTATAAAAGACTATTATGGTTCTTCTCTCTTAATAACAATTTTATTTGGTGTTTTTGGATTCCTTTATTTATTAGTCCTTCTAACCGTGCCGGATACTTCCACAGCATCCTCTGCTGATGCTCCTGTAAACTTTCTAAGTTATTTTAGTAAGTATTCCTCTTTTTCAATGGCATTATTTGTTATTTTTATTATTCTTGTTTCAACCGGAATTAAGTTTAACGAAAAATTTTTAACGGATAATAAATTATATACAGGTGTTATAATAACCGTATTATTAACATCTTTATTATGGGTCGGATTAACACTTTGGTCAAAAAGTCCCTTTGAACAATTCTTTAATGATTCTCAAGCAAAAACGACAATGGGTCCTATAAATAAAGCACTCTTAGCACTGTTTGGTATTGCCGTGTCGGGTTGTATAATCGCTTGGTTAGTCACAAATATACAATCAATATTAGATAACAGTAAAGATGGTAAAACAATTACTAGTTTTATTTTGAACCTTTTTCTAGTTTTAATAGTATTAACATTAATTTACAAAACGATTTATACAGAGTTGCCTTATGGGAATGCCAAAAAGGACGCATTTTTTGAATTAATAATTAGTGTCGTATTTTATATTCCATGTATATTTTCAAACATTTTCGATTTTATTATGGGCACATTAGTTACCGACTATAATTCAGCAACCACCGGAACATTTATGCTTATTATTTTTATGGTATTATTATTGGTGGCAATTTTTCTTTTGCCTGCGTTTCAAGACAAAATAATTTTACAGGGCGGCACGTTGTTAATTGATAAACCTGTAAATACTCATGAAAAAACAACATTGGGTAACTTTAATGATTTAAATAATACTCTAAGTAACAGCAACGTAAACAATACGACTCTATTTGACTACAAATATGCCATTTCTTTTTGGGTATTTTTAGACGCAATGCCACCAAGCACCAATGAGTCGTATGATAAATACACGTCTATTTTGAGTTATGGGGGAAAACCCGACATTTTATTTAATCCAAGTTTAAACACTATTTTGGTGACTATGAAAATGAGAGATATTGATAAGACTAAATATGATGTTTTGGATATTAAAGAGACAAATTACGATGAATCAACCTATCTCATAAATACGGATAAAATTAAAGAAAGCATCGTCATTGTTCATAAAATGGATAATGTATTACTTCAAAAGTGGAATCAGTTTATTATTAACTGCGATGGCGGAGCCATTGATGTATTTTACAACAATCAACTGGTTAAATCGCAGATAAATATGGTTCCATATATGACAATTGATGATTTATCGGTTGGTCAAGAGCGCGGTATTTATGGCGGAGTGTGTAATGTGGTTTATTATACAAAACCACTAAATCTGACACAAATGTATTATTCATATAATAGCGTTAAATCAAGTAACCCGCCCATAACAAACCAGTCAAATAAAACAATCACAAAGTATTTGAATTAAATAATATTTTTTTACAAAATTTTATACAATTTATAGAATCTATTTTATAAAATTTCTAAATCTATATTATACAATGAGTCCAATTGGTATAATTTTAACAATATTAGTAATCGTTTTTATTTATTATGTATTAAAGTATATTTTTACTGACCCATATACTTTACAATCATTAAGTAATTCGCAAACACAGTCAACTATAAGTAAAGGTAGTTTAGCAAATGGGGGTGATAGCAGTAATTTCTCATATTCGATTTGGTTTTATATTAATGATTGGAATTATCGTTTTGGTGAAAATAAAGTCGTTTTTGGAAGAATGGAACAAGGTACCGGAACAATAACAAATGTGTCTGGTATAAATCCATCTCCTTTAGTTGTTTTAGGACAAATCGAAAATAATTTGAATGTTTATTTACAATGTGAAGGAATTGATACACCAAACATGTGTAGCATTGATAACATTCCAATTCAAAAATGGGTTTGTTTAGTAGTTAGTGTTTATAGCAGAACCATGGACCTTTATTTAGATGGAAAATTAGTCAGAACATGTTTGCTGCCAGGTGTTCCAAATGTTAGCACAGGTTCGGATGTTTTAATAACACCTTATGGCGGATTCAATGGTTGGACATCCAGATTCCAATATTTTCCCAATTCTTTGAATCCTCAAGACGCATGGAATATTTATACACAAGGATATGGAGGTAATATGTTTTCCAATTTATTAAAATCATATCAAATACAGTTTTCTTTGTTGGAAAATGGTGTAACCTATAGTAGTGTTACCATATAAACTTTTAAAAAAAGTTTAGCAAAATAGTGTCAACTTTTCTTATGAAATTGTAAAAATTAGAAAAAGTTTAGCAAAATATATACTTAAGTGTAATCTTTTATTTTAAAACTTTATATATATTAATGGATAATAATCAAAATTACACATCTTTTGCACTAAATAATGATAATAGCAGTTTTTTAGAAACAAATAACTTGTTTGCGAAATTTGCATTCTTGTTAGTATTATTATTTTTATTTATATTTTTATTTCGCATAGGAATGATGTTTGTGTCATGGATGTTTCAACCGTCCAATTCACCGCATTTAATAGATGGAATCGTAGACGCAAGTTTATCAAAAACAATATCTCAGGACCCAAATAATATAAATTCGCGCACAATTTATAGGTCTGTCAATGAAAGACAAGGTATTGAGTTTACTTGGTCTGTTTGGGTTTATATCAAAGAAATTAATTATGATAGAGAGAAATATAGCACTATTTTTTATAAAGGTAATAATGACATAGCAACTACAGGATTGAATTTCCCAAACAATGCGCCTGGTCTTTATTTAGAACCCAAAACAAATAATTTATTGGTTATAATGAATACATTTAAAGTCATTAATGAAGAGATATTAATTCCTGATATTCCTATGAATAAGTGGATAAACATAATGCTTCGTTGTCAAAACACAAAACTGGATGTTTATGTGAATGGAACCATCACGCGAAGTTTAGAATTATCGGATGTCCCTAAACAAAATTATGGGGATGTTCATATCGGTTCAGATGGAGGATTTAATGGATATATATCGGATCTATGGTATTATGACCGTTCTTTAGGACCCGGTGAAATTGCCAATTTAGTAAGAAAGGGACCGAATATGAAGATGAGTGAGGATGGCGAAGATTTAACTATTAGCAAACCAGACTTCTTATCTTTGAGATGGTATTTTTATGGAACTGATTTAGGAATGTAAAATCCACTTTTTTAAAAAGTGGAGCAAAAACTATATTTCAAAAATCCACTTTTTTAAAAAGTGGAGCAAAAACTATATTTCTAAATTTTCTTAAATTTTATTCAAATTTAAGTAAAGTGTATTCATGTTTTGTTAAACTTTTTCAAAAGTTTATTTTGCTCCACTTTTCTTAAAAGTGGAAAAGTTTATTTGGTTAAATTTTTATAAAACTTTATTATAATGGAAAACAATAATATTTCAGAACAATTATCAAATGTTATTGATAATAACACAGGATCTTTTGGTTCCGACTCCTCATCCTCTGCTGGTTTTTTTGATTGGATTAAAAGTATCAGCATTACAACATGGATTATTATAATCATTATTTTTTCATTTTTAGGGTTTAATGTTTTTACCTTTTTAGGAAAAGGAACAGACCAAGCAAATGCTATTTTACAACCCATTGCCAATGTATTTAGTTCTACTTTTGGTGGTACTACATCTCAAATTGTGGATGTAACAGCAGAGGGCGGCAAAGCAGTCACAAATACAGCAGCAAGTGTGGTTACTGATACTTTAAACGCAGCACAAAAAGTGGCAAATCAACCCTCAAGTGAAACGGTTTCTGATATAAATAGTGCAAAAAATTTGGATAGTTCGCAAATAAACACTTTGAATAAAGCACTCAATAGCGCGGCTCCGATAACTACTAAAACAGGTGAATATCAGGAGGATGATTCCGCAAGTAGTATTCAAAGGGGGACATCTAAGGGAGGATGGTGTTATATTGGAGAGGACCGTGGATTCAGAACATGTGGGCAAGTAGGTCCAAATGATGAATGTATGTCGGGTGATATTTTCCCTAGCAATGAAATCTGTATGAACCCTACTTTGCGAGCATAATAATATTAGTATTAATGTTAATAATAATATTTTCTTTTGTTAAACAATTTTCTTACATTATCGAAACAAAAATCTTACAAATTTGAAACAATTTTTACATTATTGAAACAATTTTGCCAAACTTTTTTTAAAAGTTTGTTTATTTGAACGATAACAAATACAAAAACTGGTTCAAATCTCCTAAAATTTCGTCACGAATATTCAACAAATCGGTATCATTCATTGCATTTATAGCGCGGTTATTTGATAGACTCACCAAATACTTTTTATACTCATCTACTTTTGCTCTCAATTGATCTGGAGAACTCAAATCTATTAGAGATATTTTTTTATTATTGAGTAAATTGATTCGTATGCCCGTTTTTCCTAAAAGGACCTCGATAAATTGATCCATGTGTTCATTTAGTTTCGCGTATAATTCATCCGTTGCTTTATGTGTGGCATAACTGTATGTCTTCCAGTGAAATAACTTAACCATTAATAACATTTCAAAAAAGATAACCGTGACTTGTTTTTCAAAATTGGAATTTATTGAAGAAGAAGAAGAAGAAGTTCGTTTTCTTGTATTGCCATTTTTACGATTTGTTTTTGTTCGTTTTACCATTAATATAAATATATTTATATTTAAAAATAAATTTATATTATTCCTGAAAATTTAGTTTGTTTTCTTTCGTCTAGTCTTGTTTCGTCTAGTCTTCTTTCGTCTACTATTTTTTTGTGTATTCTTCTTTTGTCTGGTATTCTTTCGTCTTTTAGAACCGCCAACAATAGTCTTGCGATTTTTTTTAGAACGAGTACGAGCAAAAATACCTTCATCTCTTATTCGTTTTCTATCTTGTATCTCTTGTTCTTTTAACTGTGTTTCTTCTATGATTGCTTGTTTATATTTTTGTCGTGTCTCTTTTTTTGACATTGGTTCTACTACTGCTGAGTTATTTTGATTTGACATTGACATTGGTTCTGCTACTGCTACTGCTTCTGCTCTTGCTACTGCTTCTGCTCTTGCTACTGTGTTTTGTGGTTTTTTACCAATGCGTTGTAATGCTATATCTACAGAAGTTGGTTGTTGGTATTGTGCTGCGAGTGCTTGGACTGCTTGTTCTATTTCTTGTCGTTGTGCTGCTTCTTCTTGTAGTTGTAATTCTAGTGGTGATACATCTCTTAGTAAGGTATTTGAATTTGAGTTTGAATTTTGGTTTTCGTCATCAATTCCATAATCATCAACTTCAGTTTCATTTGAAGTCTTTTTATCAAACATTTCAAGGGCTCTATTCATGCGTTCTAATTTTGCTTGTTCTTCTTCTTCTTGTTTTGCTAATTCTAAAATTGCTTCTTGGTTTAGTATTTCTTCTTGTTCTGTATAATCAATATTTTCATCCTCATCAATACTTTCCAAATCTGTGTCCTCCGGAATTTCATTATGTTTAAAGTCTTCATCATATTCAAAGTAATCTTCTTCGTCGTTTTCTTTTATAGAAGAAAATTTTGGTTTAAAGGTATTTTTTGTAAAATAAGATTCAACTTGCGATGATTCCGCAGATGTTGTATATGATGGTGGTACTGATGGTGATGAATTTTGTAATAAATACATGTACATTGAAGTAATATAATCACTACCATCATGCCTAAAACCTTGTTTTTTCTTCCAAAATTCAACTATTTTAACTAATGCATCTAATTGAAATCCTCGTAACCTACGGGTTATAAAATCAACATGTTTTGCCATTTCAATAATTATCTTAATTGTCCATCCATATCCTTTTTCGTCAATTTGTTGACTAGTACAAAAAGCGCGAATTGTACATACTGTTCCTGGTGTTTTATTTCCAATTAATTTTCCTTTTTGAAAACAAACTGTTGCTATACTAACAACTACTCGTCCTGACAAAAAAATTATTGTTACAAAACCTGGCACTGATGGAAAAGCATAAGTAGTTCTCATTTGTGTTTCCATGTTATAACAGAAATTTTCTGATATTTCTAATACACCACTATCATTAATTTTACTATTACTATATGATGAATCAAAACTATAATTCCCCTTTTCTATTGTTTCAACTGTAATATTTGGGTCTTTCATATCTCCATATATTGTACAAATTTCGTCTAGTTTATCTTTTTTTCCATAAAATGCTTGTGTAAATAAAAGTGCGTTTGTACACATTTTGGATTCATTTTCGTGTTTTGGGTTACTATATTTATATGTATTGGGACTAGGTAACAATAATATTTGTGAAATAGGACTTTTGATACTAATACTGTTACTGTTACTGTTACTGTTACTATTACTATTACTATTATCCATTTTTCTTCTATAATAATTAAATATAATATTTATTACACCTAGTAACTTTTATATAGGTCCGGATTAGAAGTCCGGATTAAAAGGTAAATGACTTTTAAATCCTCGGTATAAAAGTATCACCAAAAGTGTTCATCTTTTCAAGTTTCTCAATGGTTTTTTCTAAATTCGACGATTTCACATCTTTGAATAAATATTCGGTTCCCGGCGACTCTTCATTCTTTTTTATTTGTTTATAAATGGTATCTATGTTTTTGATAACATTGTTTACAACAACCCTCTGACTTTCTCTCATAATTTCTTCATCAAAGGATATTTTTTCACACAATATTGAAACCACAAAATATAATAAATATTTCCTTTTTTTGTTACAATTACTCGTGTATTTTAGTGTAAATAGTTTTAAAGAAGCGTTCACGATTTTTTTAATAATCGGATTGTTTATTTTCTCCGATTGTTTCAGAAAAATATCCCATACAATCCAAATTATATCCATTTGAGACTTGGAATCCACTGGCATGCTACCTCTTCTCTCGCATTTACATTTTTCCTTTTTCATTTTACAAACGGATTCAAACTCGGTTATCCACTCAATCCAATAACATGCGCTAATTATGTTTTTGCCATCTTCAGAAAGATTATACGCCAGTTCATTAATGGCAACAAACAGTTCTTTAGGGTCATCTTTTAAAAAAACATCCTCGGCATATTTAACACTGGGCGCTTTAAAACGGTCCAACATATGAGTCATATCAAAATCCTCTTTTTTGATTTTAATATTATCAAAACTATGTTTTCTTTTAGCATCGCACAAAACACACATTATTTCGCAAAAAAGTTTACGAATTTTCTCATTATTTCGCATCCGAAGTTCATTGTCCATGTATCCATTGGAAACTATCTCTCTAAAATTATTAAATCTCATTTCCAAATAAATGGTCAGTTTAGGATTTCCTAAATGAATATACTTTGAATAAAAAAACAGAATTATTTCCCATAATTCGCCATAATGTCCTGCACATATTAATTCGGCACACCAATAACACGCCGGTTCTATTTTTGATTTAATTAGACTATTTAACAATTCTTTTCTGACATCAGCTCTTTTGAATTTTGAAAAGGTAAGACCTTTAAAATCTTTGGACTGTCTAATATCATTAATTTCGGATTCAGACATATATAATTAAAAATACACAAAAAAAATAACAACAATACATATAGATGAATTTTAGTGGTTCAATTAACTCAATTACAAATACTTATAATAAATTGCCTTTTATAGGAAAATTATTAATACTTGTAACCACGCTTCTAATCGTAATTGTTATGTTTAAAGGGTTCAATATGCCTAATTTAGTGGAAGGTTATGAACAAAATGACAAATTTATGGTTAAACAGGGACAAGAAATTTACGATGATTTTTATGCCGACGTTTACGACTATTTAGTATTTAATGATTTGAAAAATGACTTTGAAGTAGGTACTATTATTAATCAAACTAAACCAGATAGCACCAGTGTTATTTTGGATGTTGGTTCTGGCACAGGTCATCATGTTGCCAGAATGGCAGACAGTGGTTATAATATTAGTGGGGTTGATAGTTCCACGGCAATGGTTAAAAAAGCGAAGGAGAAGTATCCGGATCTGAAATTTCAACTGGGTGATGTAATGAATGGGTCACAGTTTAAACCTAATTCTTTTACACACATTATGTGTATGTATTTTACGCTTTATTATTTAAAAAGTAAGCAGCAGTTTTTCGAAAATTGTATGGAATGGTTGATGCCGGGTGGATACCTAATTATTCATTTAGTGGATGAACATAAATTTGATCCAATTATTCCACCTGGTAATCCATTGTTTATTGTGTCGCCTCAAAGATACGCAAAAGAAAGGATTACAAAGACCAAGGTTACATTTGACAAGTTTATATATACTTCCGATTTTGATTTTAACTCTGGTAAATCCATCGCAACCTTTAACGAGAAATTCAAATTCAATGATGGAAAAATTCGTAAAAATGAACATACTCTTTATATGGAACCCATTGAAAACATTGTAAGTTACGCAAAAGATGCCGGGTTTCTTGTTCAGGGTAAAATAGACCTCATTAAGTGCGCATATGATTATCAATATTTGTATATTTTTGTAAAACCATCTTAGATTATATTTATTTTTTAGAAATATTTTAATAATATTTTTAATATTTATACATTATATAAATGTATACAGATTTTTGGATGGTTATGTTTTTTTACGCATTATTATCTTGTTTTATCATGCCATTTTTGGGGTATTATATTAGAGGTGTTCAAGGTTTAGGTCAAGGATATATTGTTGGAACCATTGTCTCTCTAATGCTATGGTTTACTGTGGGAAAAAAAATGGCAAAGGTATAACCCTTCATTATAAATAATTTATCATATAATCATTCGTATTTAAATATAAAATAAAATAAATTACAAATATATAATTTATTTTATGGAAACCGTTGCGGATGTATTTATAGAAATTTCAAGAAATTCTCACATTAAATATGAATATGACAAAGAAAAGAAAATGTTAAAATGTGACAGGGTTTTACATACGCCATTCAAATACTTATTCAATTATGGGTTTATTCCTGACACAATGAGTCCGGATGGCGACCCTCTTGATGTGGTTGTTTTAATGGACGACGAATTAGTGCCTGGATGCTATATTTCATGTAAATTTTTGGGGTGTTTAGAGACAACTGATGACCAAGGAGTTGACCCAAAAATAATCATGTGTCCCACGAGTAAAGTAGACCCAACCTATTCTTCTATAAATGACATTAGCGATATTCCTGAAATAACACTCGAGAAAATCAATTATTTTTTCTCTCATTACAAAGATTTGGAAAAGAAAAAAGTAACCATTGGAAAGTTTCTGAATAAAGAGGAAGCAATTAAAATCTATAAACAGTCTTTATTTGATCATCAATAGTATTTCAGTTTATATATTATTATTATTTTAGATGAAAATAATAATACAAAAGTAAAAATGTTTAACACTTTATCTACAATTGAAAAAATAAATATCATTGAATGGTTACCGTATGTTTTTCTAGTATTAGGTATGATATTATTAATTGTTTATTCCCATATTCGAATCAAATATGGGTTCTGGGTAGTACAACCGGTTTTTCATGTGTATGATTTTGGTTATTACTTGTATCCACCTGGGATTATAAATCATAAATTGCCTGAAAAAAATAAATACACCAATTTTAAAAACATTGAAACCATTGATTTTTCCAAATTATCAGATATTAAACTAACCCAGTTTCTTAATTTTATTAATATAAATTTTTTACAAGATGGAGACAATATTTTTTGCCCAAAGAGAGAAAATATTGTGCCGTATTTTACAGGACATCCTACAAAATCATTTATTAGTCTGTATACTGAAGATAATTTACTTTTAGACACGAAAGATGGTACCACTATTTCAGACAAAAAAATTATAGGTGTTATGACCACGCGACCCATTCATGTTTTAATTAATAATTATAATAAAAATACAAATAATAATACATTTGACGCATATTATGTCGACTATTTATGTGTTGATTTATTCAATAGGAAAAAAGGAATAGCACCACAAATTATTCAAACCCACGAATACAATCAAAGACACTCAAATAAAAACGTAGTTGTTTCTTTATTCAAGAGAGAAGATGAATTAACAGGAATCGTTCCGTTGTGTGTTTATTCCACTTATGGATTTCCTGTTACAAAATGGACAAAACCAATGAATTTGTCTGCCGAGTATGCTCTGTTAGAAATTAGTCCACAAAATTTCCATAAGGTATATGATTTTATCAAAGAAAATAATGCCAACTTTGACATTGTAATTAGCGCGGATATACCAAATATTATTGAACTAATAAAGACCAAGAATATTTTTATGAATGCGATTCTTTGCGACGATAAAATAATATGCGCGTATTTTTTTAGGAAACCGTGCGTTTTTGTTGAAAAAGACATGGAAGTATTATCCTGTTTTGGGTCAATAAATGACTGTTTAGATGAAGATATTTTTATTCAAGGATTCAAAATAAGTTTTTGGAATATTGCCGATAAAAATAATTTTGGATTTTGTGCGATTGAAAATATATCGCATAATAATGTAATTATTAATAATTTATTAATAAAAACACATCCAAGTGTTGTAAGTCCAACGGCATATTTTTTTTACAATTTTGCTTACTATTCTTTCAAACATGAAAAAGTGTTGATTATTTATTAGTCTTTTTTATCTTTTACCACCTTATCTTTAACTACCTTTTCCTTAACCACTTTTTCTTTAACTACCTTTTCTTTTACTTTAACCACTTTTTCTTTTTGTAACTTCTCTTTTTCTTCCTTTTCTGCCTTTTCTTTCTTCTCTTTTTCTTCCTTCTCCTTTTCCTTATTAACAGAAGCAAATATGCTTGCTAGTATTTGTTTCTTTTTCTCCTCCAATTCCTTCGTGTCTTTGTCCTCATCTTCCTTTGCTTTTAATGCCGCAATCTGTTTCTCCTTCTCTTCGGCAATTTTCTTTTCAATTTCGCGCTTCATATTTTCTATTAATTTATCATCGGCATCCTTTTTCTCCTTTTCGAGTCGCTCTTTTTCCTCCCTTTCTTTCTCTTTTTCTGCCTCTATATAAGTGCTAAAATTACAGTCCTCACATAATTTACCTAATTCAATATACTTCTTTCTTTGCTCATTGGAAAGATTCTTACACCTTCTCATAAGATTATTTGAAATATTCATGTTGTTAATATCAACACGGACATTTTGATTTGTCGTGAACATTTGCGCAGTGTATTCTAGTAAAAAGATCTGATTGTTCTTATTATAAAACAAATTGGGGTGATCATCATCATCTAGATCAATTACGCCACATGTACATAAATCCAAATGCTTGATTTCGTTGCCGTTTCTACATCGGTAATCCACAACATCCACATCATTCATATACTCCATAAAAAACTCGCGCGCTTCATCTCGGGTGTCAAAAACAAACACCTTGGGAGTATTAATTGTAATCGGAATATAACGAGTCTTTGTCTCTTTGTCTTCAATAAAATTATAATCATAGCATCCAGCATGTTTACAATGTATAACCATATATTTCGGCATCTTTATCTAGTTAATTATATTGGATTGAGTTTAAATTGTTTTTAGAAATATTATTTTCTACCTTTAAAAAAGGTAGAGCCAAACCCCTAATTAGTTTTACCTTTAAAAATATTTTAGATTACATTTTTAAAATATTTTAGAATGTTTTGCTCAACTTTTCTTAAAAGTTGATTTAATAATTTCCAGTAAATATAATATAACTTAAAAATATACCAAAAAAGTTCTTTGCGAATAAATCTAATATATTATAGAGTGCGTTTTTAAGATAATAAGGCAATACTGCTACAAAGCCATACAATGACCAAAAACCGAAGAAATACCAAAATAATAAATATCCGCTTGAGTTCTCAGTTACATAATTTACATAAATAAGATAATAATAAATCAAAAATGGTATAAACCCTAGAAATACTCCGAGTAAAACAGGAATCGCTCTTATTTCACCCAAATAACCAAAAAGTAACATTAACCAATTCAAAATCAATACAGGTATAATAATATTTGAATTTTCTTTAAAAAGTGTAAAAAACTCCATTTCGCCTGTTTTATTTTCCACTTTTTTATTCAAAAAAATTAAATACATGATTAATGTTATTAACATTGTTGGAGTTGTAATAACCCAATCTATATATCTTTTTGGCGTAACATTTAATACCTTGGTAAAATTATACGCTAACCACACATAAAACGACCCTTCGATAAATTGAACAACTAATTCTATTAATAGTAATTGTCTTATTATTGAATAAACACTTGGAACTTTTACAAAAAATGCGGCAACTTCTATGATTCCTGTTACTACTTGAACAATAATTGAAATTATTAATGTAACATAAAATAAATATTTTGTATCCATATATAGTATAATATTATATAAATTAGTTTTATAAAAATAATTCTTCGACACGCTTTTTTTCATAATTAATTTCAATCATGTCTCTTACTTTACTATTCAAAAAAGGCATTACCAATTTATGTGTTAGTGTAATATAAAATGTTGGATTTATTATTATTATTTGTTTGAGATTTTTACTAAATTTATTTGAAATTAAATTTGCCAATTCAATCGCAACTTTTGTCTGGATAGCATGAATAAACCCAAATCCTAAACTGTCAAATATCCAAACCCACTCTTTGTTTTCTGGAATTTCACTTAAAACACCGTCATAGTGATTTATAATACCTTCTACATCATAATATAATATGGCTTGTGATGGACAAGTATAATAATATATTATGTTCTTTCTCTCTAATAGTTTTGATAATGAGTGACTTGAAGGTAGTATTTTACATAAAGGACACTTGTATTCCATTATTAAATAACAATAAATAATATAAATTTTGTTATTTAAATTTCCAAACATTTTTAAAGGTAAACTAATTAGGGGTTTTGCTCCACTTTTTCAAAAGTGGATTATCTCGTATACTTCCCGACCCTCGCAAACGAATCCACCACAAAAATAATGAAAATCCCCAAAAATGAATACAATACGACTTCTTCCGTGACATTATTTGTTTTTTCATCTTGCTGCTCCTCCAACAAGTTAATCATGTAGTTTATTTTTTGTAGTAACACATCATTTGATCCTGACATATAAGACGATTGTGTTGGTTCATTCTGGTTTGCTGCTTGGTAATACATTTTATTCAATTTGTTTTGCGCTAAATTATTGATTCCCGGCAAATATTTACTATAATATTCTTCGGCAGTTTTATTGTCAGCATAATTCGAATTAAAATTATTCAAATCCAAGTTATTATCATTGCCCGTCAATGGTTGCGGCGCTTTTCCCAATGTTCTAAATATATTATTGGCAATACTACTACTATTTGGGTCATTTTCATTGCCACTATTAAAAGATTGAGGTACATTTTTTGACTCTTCTGTTGCTTTGGCTCTTTGAGCGCCAATGGACTGGGGAGGTGGGGGAGGGTTAAAATCGCCTAGATTCTCTCCGCTATCATCCTCTATATTTTGTTGAATTGACGCCAAAACCGAATTCACTTTTTGTTGGTCATGATTTTCATTGTAATACCTTTTTTGTGTTTTAGTATGTTGCTTTTTTTTATTTATTATATCATTGTCACTTACACTTTCATTAACATTGTTGTTATTATTGTTATTGTTATTATTATTATTGTTATTATTATCAAAAGGAGCAGCATACATTGCTAAAGACATTCTTAATAAAAATTAAGATAATAATTTTATATTGGAACTGAATTAAAATTATGAATCATAAACTTTATAAACTTATAAACTTTAATTTAACAAATTTATTATTTTAACAAAAATAAATTATATTAGATTATTTATATAATGGACTTTAATCTTATTAGTAAAAATAATATTGGAATAATTGGAACTTTATTATTGGCTATATTTTTAAGTCAACACAGAACTATGGACTTTATGTTTAGAACCGCTTTAGGAAGATTAACTTTAATTGTTTTAATTTTAGCGATGAGTTATACTAATAAAATACTTGGTGTTGTAGGGGTTTTATTTGTTGTTATTATTTTTAGTTCTTCTGGCATGAATTTTATGGAAGGAATGGAGGATCCTGCTACTGCTACTGATCCTGTTTCTCCTCCTGCTGTTCCTAGTGCTCCTACACTTACAACTAGTCCTGGAACTGAAACTACTACTACAGATACTACTATGACTACTACAGAACCCGCTACTACCGACCCAACTAGCACTGCTGTTCAACCAAAAAAGAAAGCAGCATCTTCTGCGACAGGAACCCCTATTGATGAAGCGCAGACGGGTGTTACTGAAACAGAGGATACCACAACAGCAAATGCCGGTCTTGGTATAAGTAGCACTGAAAATGCCGCGGTTGAAAGTTTTGATATCCTTGGTCTAGAGCGTAATATTCAAAAGGGTAAAAATTCAAACACAATTCCGATTCATAATAACAATGATTATGGTAATATTTTACCAACGGATTTTGGAATGGGGTTTAATATAGGTTTTTCTATTTTTTAGTTTGAATATTTTAGTTTGAATATTTATTATTTATTGTGATTATTTTATTGTATTAATTTATAATAAAATAATGAAACCCAAAGAGTTGATATATATATTCGTATTCATTGTAATTATTTACTTTACATACACCTATTTTATAGAAAAAAGAGAACCATTTATAAGTAAAATCAATCAAACTTTTAGATCTAATTCTAGAAGTTTAACAAGAACGGTTACCGATAGTTATAATAATTTTGTTAGTGGTACAAGTCGTTTTTTTAGAAAAAATGTTTTTGGATAATATAATTAATTATTTATTATATAATTATATATTAATTATATGGTAAAAGAAACTAATACAAGTAGCATATTTAGTCCATTGTTTAATGGAGCAGGGTTTGTAAATCATCATATTATGTATTTGAATAATAGCAAATTTTTTGCTGGTATCATTATGATTCTACTTAACATAGGGTCAAAATTCATTACGATTCAGTTTAGCAAATCAACCGAAGAATACATGAAAATGAACGTGTGTAAGGAAATCCTTGTTTTCGCAATGGCGTGGATGGGTACTCGCGACATTTATGTTGCGTTAGGATTGACCGCAATATTTACCATTTTGTCCGACCATTTATTCAATGAAGAGAGTTCTTTGTGTATTGTACCGGAAAAATATCGCATTTTGGATAAAATAGTGGACACAAATGGTGACGGTGAAGTGTCAGAGACTGAATTATCTCAAGCAATTGCGATTTTAGAAAAAGCAAAGAGAGACAGAACAAAAAAAGAACAACAGGGCGCATTTATGAAATTCGATTTTGATAAATATGATTTTGATAATGTTAACCCAAATGCAACAAATTAATAGTTTTTTATTTTATTTTATTTTATAAAATACTATTATTTATTTTTATTTTTTTTAGTTTTTTTATTTTTTTTATTTTTATTTAAAGGTTTACCGCCTCTTCTACTTCTATTAAAACGACTACTTGTATTTCTAATTCTACTGTTATTATTGCTATTCCTGCTATTGCTATTGCTATTACTGCTATTGATATTGCTATTGCTATTGCTATTACTTTGCATGGGTTTTAATATTGAATCCGGCAACTTATTTAAATCCGGTTGTATAACTTGTTCCTGACCTAAAAATAGTGCTAATTTAGACATTAATTTGACACCACTAGTATTACATGATGCGGTTGCCATTTTAGATGTAGTTAATACAGTGCCTTTTTCTAGTTCCAAATAAATGGTTGCGTAATAACTCAGACTTGATGCTCCCAAATTAATTTGGGGATTTGAATAAAAATTTTCGCTTTGACTTGCTCCACCGCTTTGACTTGCTCCACCGCTTTGACTTGCTCCACCGCTTTGACTTGCTCCACCGCGATTTTTTAAATTTATTCTTTTTTTATTTAATAACAAATCTAGTTGTTCTGCCGCAACTTGTCCTTTATTTTCTGATTGTTTTATTGGTCTTCCACTTCTTCTGGGTTCTTCTAAGCTTGCGACTTTCCCTTCTACGCTTGCGACTTTCCCTTCTACGCTTGCGTCTTCCTCATCTTCTAAGCTTGCGACTTTTCCTTCATCTTCTAAGTTTGCGCCTTCATCTTTTAAGCTTGCGACTTCATCTTTTAACGCTAGGTTTGGTTTAGAAACGGGTTTTTGTGGAATATCTGTAATTGTTTTATTTGATAAAATATCATTTGGAGTCAAATTAAATACTGTTTGTAATGCTTCTTCAAATTCTTGTTTATCTCCTTTTGATGCTATACTGACATTGTCTGTTATATTACTTTTTCCTTCTATAAAAAAGTTTTTTACTATTTGATTTATTACCATTATAAGTGGTTGTATTATAGGAATCATTTTCAAATTATTTTGAATTACATTAATATAAATTAAAAACAACATGTATATAGGTGGTATCATATAAGTAAAATCGATTAGTTGATTATATTGAAATGGAGTTTTTGTATTTCTAAAAATGCTTGTATATGAACATGGTTTTGTAGAAAGATACTTAAAAGTATCTTTTGCGTCATATTTTTTATAGTCCATTGTAATTAATGAATATTTGTTTGTACTTAACAATATAAATACATAATAATCATAACTTACAATTGAAGATTTAATATTTTTTATATTTATGTTTCTAGTTGTACTATCTAAAATAAATAATTTTAATTTAAAATATTGTAACATATATTCATAAACACTTGCTTCATCAGGATTTACATTTTTGGTAACACTATCAAAATGTTCTCTTAACACTTTTCCAGTAAATACATTTATACCAGTTCCATATATTACTGAATTAAAATCCAGGGTAATAATTGGTTGACCAATATTTGCTTCTTTATTGTAATTGTTAACTGCAAGAGATACAGAATTAAATAAAGTGTCAATACCGTTACTATTTTCCTCTATAATAGTTATACCTTTTAAACATTCATCCATTTTTTCAGGAATACCCTTAACATATCTTTCATAATTATTGAAATTTATAGAATCATTTCTTCTATTATTATTACCAGTTGGTGCTAATGTATAAAATGTGCTTAATATTAATTCTTTTTCGTCTGTATCTACACTAGATATTTTTGCTGCGTTACCCCCTCTTGCCGGGTTAATAATATCTAAAATAATAGGATTTATAAAGTAAAAATATAAAGGGTTATTTTCATAATCGGGACTTTGTCTTAACAAATTTGTATTTGTATTAAATACACCATAAATAAAAAAATTTTGTATAGAAACTGTTAGGACTTTATCTTTACCATTAATTGAATTATGTATTAAATCACTAGTTACTTTATCTATTTGATTTGATGATGATTTATTAAGAGAAGAAGGAATAGCAGGTGGTAGCGCTAGTTTTACAGGAGAAGAAGGAAGAGTCGCAAGCTTAGAAGGCGAAGGATAATTCGCAATCGCAAGTGGTTTTTTAGAAGGAACAATTGTACTAGTTGTTACAGTAGAAATAGGAGGTGCACTAGGAATAGCACCAGTATTTACACTAGGAATAGGAATAACATTTGTACTAGGACTAGGAATAGCATTTGTACTAGGACTAGGACTAGGAGGAGCATTTACTCCAGTTCCCAACCCTAGACCAGTATTTTGACCCAAATAATTATAAAAAGGATTCATGCTATTTTGCTGTTTTAGTTGCGAAACAATAGATACTTGCGGTCCTGTATAATTCGCACCATATAATAACCCAGGACTTTGCTGTAATTGTGACAATGCTGCTTGACTGGTATCTAATTCATTATTAACAATGGCACTATACAAAATTGGATTATTCTCATATTGACTACTATCAACTGGTTTAATTTTATTAATTTTTGAATCTATTTTCCATGAATTACTATTATATAAGTATCCAGCAATAACATAAGGTTGATTCCCTAATTTTAAAACGGTTCCTTTTGGAAATAATGTATTCAAAGTAACTATGATATTATTATTGGGATATCCTGCTTTTGTTGCTTCCTCCAATGTTTTACGATAATAACTGCCATTTAAATTCAAAAGAGTTCGAAATAAATTTTCATTGTCAAAACTTTGTTTTCTCAAATGCGGTGGCAATTTATCAATTAAACCTTGAGTTAGTTTTATTAAAGGATAAAACAAAATACCATTTTGAGAACTTTTTAATCCTATCATGGTCCAATTAAATTCAAATTCTAAATATCCAGGAACATTTGTTTTAATTAATAATTTTAATAATTTAGGGATTAAACGCGGGTCGGTTATTGGGGGTGGCAACTGATTATTCGGATTTGGTTGTCCATTGGTCCAGTTGCCTTGGTATACTGTAGTATTACTTAAAGTATTTGTACTACTGCTTTGACTTGTACTACTGCTTTGACTTGTACTACTGCTTTGACTTGTACCACTGCTTTGACTTGTTATTGTTGATGTTAAAGTCCCGACACCCGATGGTTTTCCATCTAACCAACTTCCTGTATATACATTTCCTGTATATGTGTTACCATCATAACCGGTAAAAGTTTCGGGACTAACAAAGGTCATCGTTCCAGTTCCAGTAATTTTATCATTATCAAATTCGCCTTGATATACATCCCCATTACTAAAAGTTAGTTCACCTTTACCACTGCGTTTACCATTACCAAAATTGCCTTTATATTCATCTCCATTATTATATCGCATTGTTCCTTGACCATTAACGTAATTATCAATACTATTTAAAGAAGAAAAATTGCCAAATTGTGATAATGCTCTATTAATCAAACCTTTACCAACTTGTCCATCATAATTGTCTCCATTCGCAAAGGCAATGGTTCCAGTGCCTTTAATTTCATCGTCTTTAAAATCACCTGTGTATTCGTCTCCATTTTGAAACTGGAGTGTGCCTGTCCCATTTCGCTGACCTTTTCCATTATATTGTCCACTATACGCCGGTTTTCCATTTACAAAATTTCCTGTAACTGTAATACCATTTTGTCTTAATGTTCCTTTACCATTAAACTCACCATTCTGAAATTCACCAATATAACTGTCGCCATTTTGAAACTGTAAAGTACCTCGACCGTCATATTTATTGTCTTTGAAAGTGCCTGTGTATACATCACCATTTTTTAATCGTAATTCGCCTTGAACCATGTTATCATCTTTAAAAGTGCCATTAAATGATAATCGTCCTTCTTTATCATTTGGTGAAAAGGCAATTACTCCTTGACCATTAAATTTATCATTAGAAAAATCCCCATCATATATGATTCCAATGTCATAAATAAGAACCCCCTTTTTAACTTTTTGTCCATTTATTAATTCACCAAAATATATGTTTCCATTATTGTATTTTAAAATTCCATAACCTATAATAAGGTTATTTTCAAATTGACCAAAATATATGTCTCCATTTTTAAATCGGAATATTCCTATTCCACCTTTTTTTCCATTATCATCAAAAAGTCCATCATATTCAGGATAACTATCTACAAAATTTGTTACTACTTTTATTATACTATCAGTTTTTTTTGGATTAAATGAGTATTTTGATATATCTTTTATTGTTTTATATATTCCTTTACCTGTAATTTTATCTTCAAAAAAATCACCTGTGTATACATCACCATTTTTAAATGTCATAGTCCCTTGACCAGACCGTTGTCCATGAATAAATTTACCATTGTAAGTAACAATTATTTTGTTATTAGGGTTATTTTCAGTAATATTTGTATCAAAATTATTAACTATGTTATTATAATTACCCTTTATATTGTAGTCACGTATAGTCTGTATTATGTTACCTTTAAAATTGTCTAACCATGTTTCATATGGTTCCAATTCTGTTTGTGGATTCATATTATATTTTATTTGACCTGTTCCATTCATTTGTCCATTTTTAAATTGACCTTGATACATAGCACCATCTTGAAAAGCAAGGGTACCTTGACCACTCATTTCACCTTCATAAAATTGTCCTTTGTATTCTTGATATCCTAATTCATTATCATTTGAAAATTTTAATTCACCCGTTCCTTCTGGTTTACCATCTTTAACGTTTCCTGTATATTCATCATTATCTGTAAATATTATTTGAAATTTTCCAGGAGATATTTCAATTTGTTCCTTTATTTTTCTTCCTTCTTCTAATCCTTCTTCTTCTTCTAATCCTTGTATTTCTTCTAGTCCTTTTCCTTTTTCTCTTGAAACATTTTTCTTTACGTATATATTATTATTAAAATTATTTCCATTATCAAAATCTATATCAAACGCAAAAGGAGTTAATAAATCATAGTGTGCTCCACCATAATTTTTTAAAAATATTACATTTTGGGGTAAATTATCATCACCAGGATAACCATGTGGATAACTAGTTATTAATGATGAACTTTGAATATCAGTAATTGTAAAAGCATTAAAAAAGGGTTCTAAATTAGCAAAAGCAATCACCTCTAATGTGTCTCCCCATTCACCATCTTTTAACATATTATTAAAATAATTGTCATCCAATTTTGGTATCCTATTTTTTGGATCATTGTCGTTAATATTATATTGTTCTTTAAAAACATCATATTCCAATGCTTGATAATTTGTTTTAAGCAAATTTACAGTTTCAAATCTAATTTCATTCTGTCTTTCTTCTCTACCAAATTGTCTTAGTGATAATGCTCTAAATAGACAATTTCCATCTCCACGTACACGAATAGTTTGAAATAATAATTTACTAGCTATAAATTGATTAAGATTAATTACTATGTCTCCTATACTAAAATATACGTTCTCATTTATATCACGTAAATTTTGATAATATTCTATATTTTCATTATAATATCTTAAAATATAATCGGCAACTAATTTAAAGGGTGAAATAGTAAGTATAGTTCCAATTGTTTTTTCACTACCATATTCATATTTATTTGATAGGATTGATTTTGTAATTATATCTTGGTATTTAAATAGGAGATCTTGACCTAATAAATTTATAGTTACAGTATCCCATTCACCTTTACCTTCATTTGTGTAATTAAAAACTATATTTTCATTTGAAATTGGTTTTGGAATTAATTTATCATCCGTATACTTAGGACCCAATCCTTTTGAAAAAAATATATTTTCTACTTTTTTTGACATATTACTACTATATTACTAATATAAATTAAAACTCTTATTTTTAAATACTAATTAATACGTTAAATATTAATTAGTATTATCTATCCAAAACTCCAAAGGTTTCTTTATCATTATTTTCCATAATATTTTCTAAAGATTTCACATTATTTGAAGCACTTTTGTCATTGGTTAAAAATGTGATTAAATCCAGTATTACTTTGATTTTTTCCTGTGTCCATAAATTATTCAATTCCTCGACTAAATCTTTTGTATACATGGTTGTTAAACCATCCTTGTGAAAAATTGTGTCATTATATACCTGCTCCACATGATTTGTAATGATTACATGAAAGTAATTCAATGTTAAACAAATAATAGAATTAGTTCTGTATGTTTCAATCAACTTTTTAATACCATTTTGCGCACACATAAACAAATTTTTAATTCTTGGTGTTTGCTTTACAAATTCCTTGGTTAAAAAAGTCTGGCACGCCAATTGAATCGGATTATACATGTATTGAAGGTCTGTTTTATTCGTCTGGTATATCATGCGACAAAAACTTTGAAACATCCCGGGTTCCTGAAAGTAAAGAACATTGTTTTTAATCAGTATTTTTGTGCCGACTGGTTTGTTGCTCAAAATGGCGAGTTTTATGATAACAGATAACGGGTCCAATAAAAAACTCTTGATATTTATATTTTGGTTATTGTCTGGTAAAGGGTCCATTTATTATTATAAATTATATTTTTAAATGAAAATGTAATTTATTTATTTATTTATTTATTTAATTTGATTCTTTTCATAGAAAAGTGACACTTAATAAAAATTCCTTAACCAGTTCCTCCGGTATTTTATTAAAATCCACCAAGGTTTCATTTAAATTATACAAATCGTAAGCATTTTCGGTCTTCATTCTCTCTTCAAAGTATGCCCGATTCTCGAAACATTTGAGCGCTGTTTTGGGTCCACATTTTTTCAAAACGGATTTTATATTGTCGCTTGTATCGCCCATCACTATTTTACAAAATAGGTCGCACTCTGGATTCCCTGCGCTGCTTTTTTGTTCTGTCAATTTCTTATACGCCAAATTATATATGGAAATATTGGGTTTTGATAGTTGTAGGTAATCTTTATCGCTTGTTATTATGAAAATTTGTTTGTCTGGTACAAATCTCTTAACCATGATTGCGATGCAGTCATCCGCTTCCAAATGATTGTTATATAAAATGTTTTGGGCACCGCCCTGAATAAACAGACCATCATCGTATGCCATTTTGAAAAACGGTCCGCCTAAAAATGAATCATCGTGAGGGCGATTTGCTTTATATTCTGGATACAACTGGGTACGCCATATGTTTTCTCTCTTACAATCTTTTCCAACAAGTATTTTTACTGTTTGATTTATAGGTAATCCCAATTTTTTCGGGATTTGCGCCACATGTTCTACAAATGTTTTTTTAAATTTATCCACAAATAAAGGATTCAAAATAGGATTGCCTAGTGGTTCTTCAGGGAAGGCGTTTTTCCACCAATTTAGAAGCGAATAATATCTGTAAAAACAGAAATAACTTCCATCAATAAATATGTATGTGTCTTCCATTTATAATTATATTTATAATGTATTTTGCTTTATATTTTAATTTTAAAATTCATTCATTTTTAATTTAAATATAATATTATAATTATAACATGGAAAACAATTGTTATTTTGTTTGTAGTAGGTCAATTTTAAAATCATGCGACTTTCATTCTCCAAATCCTCATTCAAGTTGGTGTTATGACCGCGATTATTTAGTAAATATGATTAATAGTAATAATATGTTTGATACAATGTCTATTTATATTTGTACAGATGTAATACCTTTTTTTACAAATGAAATATTACCCAAAATAAAACACACTTTTTATTTAGTTTCAGGAGATTCAGACGCAACTGTTCCTAATGGACACATTGATCTTTGGCATGGTAACCGTTATCCATTAAAAGAAGAATATTGCTTAGAAATATTAAAACATCCAAAGTTGATTAAATGGTATGCGCAAAATTGTATTTTAGATCATAAAAAAATCACTCAGATACCAATTGGAATTGACTATCATACAATTTCAAATGATCATAATAAATTTTGGAGAGACTCAGAAGCAAATGAAGGTTCTTCTCCAAAATTTCAGGAAATGATTTTGAAAAATATTCGAAAAGAGATGACTCCATTTTATAAAAGGATACCTAAAATTTTTGTTCATATTACAAATAATAGTGATAGAAATCATGACTTAAATCAAATCCCAAAAGAACTCATTGAAATAAACTCTCATTTTATGCCTAGAACAAAGGTTTGGAAAGAAATTGTAAAATTTTCATTTTCATTTTCACCATGGGGTAATGGTCCAGATTGTCATCGACATTGGGAACTTTTATGTTTGGGTTGTATTCCTATTATAAAGTCATTTGGAAATAATAAAATGTTTGAAGATTTGCCAGTATTAATAGTAAAAGAATACAGTGATGTAACACAAGAGTTATTAGATGAAACACTTTTACGATTTAAGGACACAAACTTTAATTATAATAAATTATTATTGAGATACTGGGTTGATAAGTTTTCGAATCCTCCTTCTCTTTAAAATAATAAATAATAAATAATTATTATTATAAAATAATCATTATTTTATTCATCTAAAAGTGACATTGTGGAAATATACAATTCATTGATAACTTTATTCATTACATCCATGTGATCATTGTTTGTTAATTTCATTGAAATACCCTGATACATAGCAATAAACATTTGCAGTTTAATAAACTCATCATTTAATTTCAAACCATATTTTTCCAATTTGTGTTCAGTTACAAAATTATTTAAATTAAATAAAAAATTATATATTTGTTTTTGATTCGCGTTGGTTGGATCTGTTAAAATAATAGTTATAAATTTAGAAATTTCATTAAGAATATATTCTTTTTCTGAAATAGACAATTTATTCAAAATATCCGGTGGATCAAAAAACCCATTTTTTAGTATTCTATGAGCAACAACATCCGACGATTTTGTAAATATTCCAGTACAAAAATCAAACAATGTCTCGTTGAATTGTTTACTTGTTTCATACAAAATACCAAAATCAATTAACCCAATTTTTATATTATATTTATTTTCATTTCCTTCATTTTTCTCTTTAATAAAGAGAATATTACCACTATGTAGGTCTCCATGCGTAATACCATGAATAAGTAAACTAATAAATACAAATTTATTCATTTTATACGCAAAATCAGAATAGTCTTCTTTTGAAACGTTATCAATTTTCTCTCCATGTATAAAATCCATCATAATAACATTATCATATTTTTCAGTTACCTCTTGATATACATCCGGAATAACTATATAATTTAAACGCTTACAATTTTTTTTAATAAGAAGCGTGTTTTTGATTTCCTGGTTAAAGTCCGTTTGATGTTGGATGAATCCAATATTTTTTGATACAGATGTCGGTATTTCGTAACGTTGAAACACAGGAAAATAAGACAATAAATACACCATAAATAATAAATTATCAATTGCGTTTTCCAATTTTTCCTCAATATTATTTCTTTTTAATTTAATAATTACGGTTTTATCGGTATCCATCTTTGTTGCTTTAAAAACAAGAGATATCATTCCCGAATTAATGGGCATAAACCCGTTTTCAAATTTCAAATTATATTGGTTTTCTAATTTAGTTAATGTTTCATTATCTATATCGTCTGCTTTATACGGAGCATTGTCTGTATATTTCAATAAATAATTATTAGTAAATTCATCAATTAAATTATTATTCAGTGCGATTGCTTGAAATATCTTAACCGATAGTATATTTACTTTTGAAAGTCTGAATGTAATGCCGTTTACATAAGCAACTTTGTCATTAAATATATAATATTTCATAGTTTCGCTAAAAATAATCCATGATGTCTTTATCAAAAATAATATATTATTAATTATATTTGTCATTTATTAAACTCTAACATTTTCTATAAATTGTTTTAACCTATTAATAATTTTATTTATTACCATTACAGAAACTTTTTGAACAAAAATAGGGGCTTCAGAGTCTTCTTGAAAGTCAATTAAACAATTGAAATTAACTTTATGGCGATTATTTGATACGTGAGAAATAAATTTAATACTTTTAATATTTGCCAACTCCATATCATTACTTATCCATTCTGGTTTATTCAATGGGACAATTGTTGTTAAGTCAAATATAATTTGGGAATTCTGGATGCTTTTAGTGACTTGGAGACATGAATATTTTTGAGATAATCCTAAATCTTCAAATAAATTTTTAATAAGGACTGAAATAGTTACCGAATTTTCATTGTGTTTTTCTAAATTAACTTTTTCACAAATATCTTGATTCAAATCATATATTAGTTTTATTAAATCAAAATTTATAACTGAATCTAAATACATGTTATTATTCTCAATTGAAAAAAATAAATGATAGTTTCCATTTTCTAGTTTAATTATTTTTGTATCGTTTTTTTCATACAAGACTGACAAATCGTCCATTTATTAATAATATTATTTTATATTTTGTTTTTAAGCGACTTTATCCACTTTTAAAAAAAGTGGAGCAAAACCACTAATTTTGTTTCATATTTGTAAATATATTTTGCTCCACTTTTTTTAAAAGTTTGTTTTGCTCCACTTTTTTTAAAAGTGGATAAGTGGATAAGTATAATTTTGGTCTTCACTTTGCATAACTTTTTTAAAAAGCGGATAAATATAAAATACATTATTTTGATCCACATTAAAAATGTAAATTACAAAATTTTGCTCAACTTTTTTTAAAAGTGGATAAAAATAAATAAATAATAGTGAAAATAGTAACAAGTTTATCATAATATAATAAATATTAGCGTGTAATGTTTATTATATTTTAATTTATATTTTATATTTTATTAATATACAATGAGTGAAAATATGAATTTAATTTTATTTGTAATAATACTATTTTTTGCCGGAATTTTTTATTGTTTTGGTAATTTTTATAGTAAAATTAAAGGCGTAAGTAACAATTTTTGGAAAATATTTTTCATATCTATAGTATGTGTTATTGGTGAATACACATTGCGTGTTCCAGCAATCTTTTTTTTAGTAAAAGACATGAGCAGTATTCTGATTTATACTATTATTCAATCAGTAACCTTTTTAGTTGTAATATTATTCAGTAAATATGTATTAAAAGAAGAAGTTCAACCAATTACTTATGCTTTATTGATAGTTATTATGACTCTGATTATAGCGCATAATATTATTATAAAAAAAGAGTAATTTAATTTTATTTTACTTTTACTTTATAAAACAAGATGAAGAGTGCTCTCTTTTTGAATATTATAATCTTCTAATGTTCTGCCATCTTCTAACTGTTTTCCGGCAAAAATTAGACGTTGTTGGTCAGGAGGTATACCTTCTTTTTCCTGAATTTTTTGCTTAATAGCATCAACCGCATCTGACGCTTCAACATCCAAAGTAATTGTTTTACCTGTTAACGTTTTTATAAATATTTGCATTTATAATATGTATAATATAATAACATTTAAGTTATTTTATTATTAATTAAAAATAATCATGATTAATATTTTTGTTGATATAATTATTCCAACTGTTATAAGACCTTGTAATGTAATTTCATCTAATTCATAATCCAAATGTTTTGATAATACCTTATTTTTCTTTTTATCCTTTTTATCCTTTTTATCCTTTTTATCCTTTTTATCTTTTTTATCCTTTTTCTCTTTTTTACTAAAAAAGATTGATTTCAAATAAGTAGTATTAATATAATTTTTTTCTAATAAAACGATTGGACATGTTCTTAATAAAGAAACTGTATTAAAATTCATAAAAATAATTACAAGCAATATACAGTTGTTTATTAAATTAAATGTAAAAAAGACGTTATATATTATTAGTACTATGTAAATAATATGAATTGTAATGTAAAAAACCCCTAAACATAGATCATTATTGATTTTACATTGAAATATATTTTGGAAGAAGAGAGAATATATTTCTAATACGCTGTGTTTTTTTAGATCAAGCATACTATTATTATTTTTTAAAAAAAGTTATGTGAAACGAAGAGCAAAACTCCGAATTAAATCCACTTTTAGAAAAGTTATGTGAAACGAAGAGCAAAAAACCTCACTTAATTTTGGTTTTTATTTTATATATTTTTCTTAAAAGGGAAACAACTTTTTCTCAACTTTTTTTAAAAGTTGATTAGATGTCTAAAGACACCGTATTCGATGCCGACTTGGGTTTTCTTCGACCACTCTTTTTCGGCATGTTTCCGTCCGATTGAAGTTCTTTCAAATCGCTAATACTGATTGTGCTACTATCTTGTTGCTGCTGTTGAGGTTCCTGGATATTAATGGTCTTTGTTTTAAGACCCGATAAAATATCGGAAATATCACTGGGTCCCTTCATTTCAGCACGAGGCGCTTGTCTTTGACTTCTGTCCTGTGTATTTCCAAAATTCTCGCGAATATTGATTCCATCATCCATAAAATTATTTCTTAAATCTTGGCGACCCGGAGGGAAAGGATTATTACCTGCTCTGCCTTGAGGAGGCGGCACTCCATTGGGTCCTTGTGTATTTAGGGGTGCCGGAGGTCCTCGACCTGAGGGTGCCTGAGGTTCCGGGTTCATCATATTACTCATAAATCCCGAAAATCCAGGCGACTGTTGCGCCATGGAATTAACTGCCGCATTCTGGAATGAACGCATTAGGTCCGGGTTTTGACGCAATATGTCGTCCATTCCTGGCATGGCGCTCTTAAACATTGTGTTTGTCATATGAACCATCATGGCACTGCCACCTAGTTGAAATAGGAGTTTCAATTCGGGCGCCATGGTTGCCTTTGACTTGTATTTCTCATGTAACTCACCAAAAATCTCATCATAATCCGTCATGTTTTCGCCCAATTGTTCGCCCCAACCGTCCAACTTAATATCAAAAGGGTCAAAACGATTGTTCAAAAATTCGATTCCATTAATAACCGCCATGAGCATATTGCCCTGAAATTTCACCGAATTTTGTTTTGCTTTTTCATCCATAATAGTCTCATATTCACCTTGCATTTCAGCAAGGGGCGACTCCATTGTGTATTTCTTTGACAAATCAACTCCCTTTTTCTCTAAAGCTTCCAACTTTCGCAAAATCTTGAACTTCTCTCTTAATAATTCTTCTTTTGACAATTGGGGTTGAGTAGAAACATTCTTGTCGGGATTCATAGGAATATTATTGAACTTTCCATAACCATCCCATGACTTCTCATTAGAGTCTGTTTCGGCGGTGGACTGACCAATGGAAGGAGAGTCATTAAATCTTACCGAGGGTTTACTATCTGTTGTACCAAACATTTCAGATTTGGGTCTAAAGGAAGAACCACCAGAAGGTTCATCCACAAGACCATTTAATTCATTCTCTAAATTATCTAAATCGTCTAAATTAATGTCACTGCTCATTTTATTTCCACCATCCTTTATTTTATCATTCATTAAAAGTTCAATTCCACCACCAAAATTTGTAGATTTTGAACTAAAATTAGAATTAGAATTGGAATTAAAATCATCGTCAAAGTTTAATTCGGATATTTCAATAAAATCGCTCATTATTAATTTAATTAGAACAATTATTTTTAAGTATTACGAATCGTTAAATATATAATCCACTTTTGAAAAATCCACTTTTTTAAAAGTGGAGCAAAATATTTTTTTAATTAGTTACAATTTTGCTCCACTTTTTTAAAAGTGGATTTTCTTAAAAGTTTATAATATTAAACTGTATATTTTTTATACCATAAAGCATTCGTTTAGGTAACTGTTTTATTCCTAAAAATTTACTATTTGCGCAGTTTATTTTGGCAAATAATTCCTTTGTATTGTATTTTTTTATTGGCGGATTCAAATTTTGTTGAGCAACGAATGTTTCTTTTTCATTGCTATCTATGATAAGTGCTACATGACCATACGGAAAATTAGTTTTGTTATATTTCCAAAAAAGAATGGAACCTGGTTTTAAATAGTGCGAATAATTGTATTTATATGGATACGAAAATGTCTCCAAAGGAATATGTGTTTTTGGATTTTTTAGTGAAATAAAATAGTTTATATTATTAAAAAAATATACTGCGTCGTCTACATCTGGAAAAGTAAGATCTTTTACAGTTGAAAAAAAACGACGAATTAATTCAACACATTCAAATGGTATTCCATAATTTGTTTTGTATGTATTATTTGTTTTTTTTATGTAAATATCTATGTTCATTATAATACATATTATTTAATTTTTATTTTGCTCCACTTTTTTTAAAAGTTGAGTTGATATAAACCATAACCCTTGTAAGAAACAATCTGCTAAATCGTCCTTCTTTTTATGTGCTTTAAAAAACTCAATCTTCTCTCCATAATTACTTTGTGAATCCATAATTTCTAAAGTTTTACTAACTCCCAATTTTTTTCTATCACTGTATTTCTCCTTATCTTCTTTACTAAATGCTTTCAGTTTATTGGATGCCGAAACAAATTCAATGTTGTGTCCTGTGCCAGTCATGATAAAATACTGCGCTACCATTCCCTGAATTGTCTTCATACGATTCGCAATTGGACTAATCTGATTTTCAATGATAACATGATCGATTACTAAATCGTCGCCAAATAATAAACCAAATTTAGTTTTAATATTTTTGCCAATTGTTATTAAATTGATTTCACTTGCGTTTTTACTGGCGGCAACATTTTCGAAACAATTTTTCTCTCTATAAGAATTAATTAAAGAGAGAAGTTCCGACTTCTTTAAGGTTGTATCTTTTATTAAATCATACTTATCAGCAATTTCAACTAATTTTTGTAATTTTTGTTTGTTTAAAAATGCTTCTTTTAAATCAGGGGTTACAAATTTGTATTCCTGTTTTTTTGCGTGAGTAAGACAGTAATGAAACCCGTTTTTAGTAAATTTTGCGGACCTTCCACAAATAGCATTTTGTTCTTTTATAACCTTTGTAGATTTAGATTTGATTTTGCTTTTAGACTTCGATTTTGATGTATCTTCTAAATTATTAAAACAACATGTCTTACATTCGTCTTCTTGAGAGAGATTTACAACGTCCCATTTTAAAATATGGAACAATTCTGAACCCTGGGGTTTTTCAAAAAGACAACACGCCAAATTTTTAATTCCAATGTCAATACTTAGAATCTTCATATAATAATAGTAATTGAATTATTATTATATTGTTTTTCCACTTTTAACAAAAGTGGAGCAAAACCTCCTATTTTACAATTTATATTTGTTGTAATATTGCGTAAATTGGACACATATTTTCATAAATAATAATTTTATATGCGTCATGGTTCATATATAAACATTTTTCCTTATAAAACAATAAACCTATTTCATTTAATTTATTAATAAATTCATCTTCATTTGCAAATGAATCATAATTATAAGCGTAACTAAGAATAAAAGTTTGATCTTCTCTTGCTGGACCTTTTTGATCTTTATGTTTATAAGCATATATTGTATAATGGTCTATAAATGGATACCCTTCCATTCCAATAATTAATTTATGTTTTTTCATTAATCTCATACGGTTATCTAAATTTTTAACATTCTGAAATTGTCCCCAAACATTTGTTTTTTTAATAATCATATCATTATTCATATTATTTTAGTTAATTGTAATATTTTTATATTATAATTAATTCAACTACTATTAGTTACAATTTTGCTAAACTTTTTCTAAAAGTTTTTTACTCCACTTTTCCTAAAAGTGGAAAAAGTGGATTTAAAAGTTTATAGTGGGCGCTATCATCCTTGCATTCAATTGTTCTCTTGATAAATAAGGAGATTTCAAGTCACTATTACAATAACCATAACCCGGTCTGCTATTATCAAAAGACGATTTGTATGTATAAGGCACATTCGAAGACGGCGTTTTGCCTGTTTCCACATGAGGACTTAATCCTAATTCATAGCACGCCTCCATATTGTTGTATTTCATTATTTTAAGACCATTGTGTTGCATATATTGCCTGTAATTCCAATTAGTCTTAATGTGCTCTTGTGTCTGAATTCGTTTATTAATTACTGCTTCAGGTTGCCATGATGCGTAATTGCGACCATCTGCCATAATTGGAGGAAAATTAAAATGAGTATTATTAGAACCGCTAAAACATGTTGCCCAACCAGCCATCTATATAATCAACATTTAAAAAAATCCACTTTTAAAAAAGTGGAGCAAAAACTTTATTTTAATTAGTTAAAATCCACTTTTAAAAAAGTGGAGCAAAATTATAAATAACTAGGGAGGTTTTGCTCCACTTTTCTTAAAAGTGGAATAGTTTCAACATTTCTTGTTTAGTTAGTTTCGAAGATGCCTTAATAAGTCCCTTTTCAACAGCAATACTTTTTAATTTGTTTGCCGACATTTTTTTGTAATTTGGTTCTTTTTCTTCTAAATTAGAATCAATAGAAATCGATTTTAAATCAAAATTGGCAACTTTAATATCACTTTCATCTTTCATAGTTGCGTCAATAGAAAGAATGGATTCATTATCATCAAAATCTAGGTCTCCTTCTTCAATATCATCTCCTAATTCTTCCTCTATATTATTATTACCAATATCTAATTTTAACACTTTGATATCATTGGACTGATTTGTTAAATCAATATTTAGGTCTTCAATATTTAAATCATCGTTGTCTAAATCATCGTTGTCTAAATCATCGTTGTCTAAATCATCGTTGTCTAAATCATCTTCTTGTTCATCCCCATCATCTGAGTCATCTTCATCTGATTCCTCATCCTCTTCATCTGATTCATCATCATCATGTGATTCATCATCATCTGAAACCTCAATCAAATCCAATTTTTTTACCGATTCAAAATTGCTAGAACTAGAATTTAATTCGATTATACTTGGACTAAAGTTATTACTTGGACTAAAGTTTTGAGTAGTACTAAAGTTTTGGGTAGTAAAGTTTTCACTTATATTTGGATTTAGACTTGGACTATAAGAACCACCAACAAAATTAATAGCACCCCGCACACTATTTAATTCTTCGGCAACAGATGATACAATACTAAGCATGGACGAAATTTTGTGATTCTGCTCTCTCATTTTGCTTTCAAAATAAACTACAATTAACGCCGCAACAATCATAATTATTCCTAAAAACATTAAAAAAGATGGATTAAATAAATCAGCAATGGACATTTTATTAAAAAGAGATTATATAAATAAATTAATTTAATAACGAATTTATTTATTTATTTTCTACGAATTACGAATTGTGTTATCAATGATTTCCTGTGGATAATTCATATCGCTCAAAACATTAATTCCACCTTTTACTGTGGATATTCCTTTTTCCAATTTATAAAGATATTTAATGCGCGACCCCTCTTTATCTGTTTTCATATGATAATTTTCAATCCCTTTATTCTTCTTCAAATTTTTACACACTTTTACAAAATGGGTTGTTAATAAAGAGGATACATTTGAGTTTTTCACTAAATATTCCATAAATGCTGTCGCGCTTGTAATTGCTTCATCTGGATTGGTTCCTGAATACAACTCGTCAAATGCGCAAAAATGCGTATCACTTTTATTTGAATCTACTATATCGAGTATTTCCTTGCAACGGCGTGCTTCTGCTTGAAACAAACTATCTCTCCCTGAAGTATCCGGAATATTCAAATAACAATGAACATGTTTATACGGGCATATTTTCATAGAATCATAAAATCCAACTCCAAACTGCTGCGTAAAAATAATATTAATTAGAGTTGATTTCAAAACAGTCGTTTTTCCTGAAGCATTGGGACCCGTAATAATCATATTTTTCTTAAAAGCAATGTCGTTTTTAATAGGTTCACCGTCTTTTAACGCGGCATAATAATTATTCGTGATTTTACTGGACTTCTTCTCCTTCTTCAATAAGAAGTGCGCAATATTTACTTTTCTCTCATCAAAGTTCTTTTTAAGACCATTTAAGCAATCCAAATATCCATTGAACCCAAATGAATATAAGAATGCTTCATTATATACAGGGTCCTCATATAATTCATAAAATGTTTTCAATATGTGACCAATTTCAAATGCTTTTTTATAATTAAACTCATAATTGGATACAATTGCGATTTTTGATTTGAAGTCCTTAAGAATCTCTGTTTTCTCTCTTAAAATGCGGTTAAACTCGACATGACCGCTACTTTTGAGTTGTTCCGAGTTAATTAAATAATTTTTGGAACTGGCAATGGTGCTTTCTAAATATTCCTGAATGTCTTTAAAATAACTGTGAATTCTTTTCATGTTTTTGTTAAATCTTAAACAAACGGTTATATTTTGATAGATTGAAAACAGATAAAATGCTGCCGAAACCAACATATATATTTTTTGATTCATGTCAACGTCATTGAATTTTGTAAATAATTTGCCGATTGCGTGATTGGATATAATATTTTTTAGGACTTCTATATAGTCGCTTATACTAAGAGTTAATCCCTTGAATTTAATAATAAAGAAGGGAATGATCAATACTATTATTGGCATTAAGAGAGAAATAACAGGAGACGCTAAATTGTAAATGCTCATAAATTGGAGGAAATGTTCGGATTTATTCAGGAATTCACCCATCTTCCAATCAATGTAGTAATAGCGATCTTTGAAACCAATGTCTTCCTTTATATCCGTCCAAACTTCAGACATTTTTTGCTTTGTTAGAGAGAAATCGGAAACATTGTAAATGCTGCTATAGTTTTTAATTAATTCTTGATTGTCTTTTAAAAAATCAGTGTCCGTTGTATAATATTCGGACACTTGCTCAACCATCTTTTTCGAAAATGTCTCATCTTTGTTCGTATTGAATAAGTAATGATACATAGGATTACATGATGGGTCAATTGATTCAATTAGTTCTAAATCATTCACTATATGCTTTTTAAGAGAGACTTTTTTGTCGCTGTAAAAAATCGGCAATTTAAAGTGATTGTTAAAATCCAATACTTTTTTATCAACCTCTTTTTCTTCTGCTTTTTCTCCCTTTATTTTTTCTAATATTTTCCCTATTTCAAACATTAATTATATTTTGTTGTGAAATATAATTAATTTATTATACGAATCCACTTTTAAGAAAAGTGTAGCAAAATTTTACAATTTAAGAAATTAATAATTTTTTCTAGATTTTCGATTCTTTTTATTTTTCTTTCGGTACGTTTTTTGTTTCATCATGCCTCCACTTGTTCCTGGTGTACAAAAAACATTGTTAAATTTTTTTTTTAATTTATCAAGATTATTTTTATTATTTTTGTTTTCACAAAATTTACCTAATGCAACTTCAAAATCATTTATTTGATCATCATATTTATTTTCCCCATTTCCTCCTCCTCCATCCTGTATATTTAAGGTTCCAAAAAGGTGTGTAAATATAATTTGGTTTGCTAAATTAACAAGTTCTTCATTATTTCGAAGATTGTCAATAAAATCCTCAACAATATTATTTAAATCATCTTGATTGGCATTATAAAATGCGGTCATCATTAAAAACGCTGCTATTTCAGGATTACTATACCTATAAATAATGTTCCCAACAAAAGCAATAATACAAGAATTAGTTATAGTATTATACAATCTATTATTGTTATTATTAAAAGGATTTTGGTCCATTTATATATGTGTATAATTAATTTCGCCCAACTTTTCTTATGAAGTTGTAAAAAGTGGATTAGATGTTGTTCAAATCACCAGGCAATTCATTTATCTCGCACATATAATGCTCCTTAATCTCCCTCAATTTATACATGTCTCTTCTGCTAACAAAATTAATACCCAGTCCCTTGCGACCCCATCTACCACTTCTGCCAATTCGATGAAGATATGTGTGAACACATTTGGGTAAATCAAAATTAATTACAGTGCTTACTTGTTGAACATCGATTCCACGAGCAGTCACATTGGAAGAAATTAAAATACGCGATTTTCCATTTCTAAAATCAAGAAGTCCTTGGTCTCTGTCAACTTTATCCATATTACTATGAATGCAACAAACCGGAAATCCGTCTTCTTTCATCGCTTCATAAAGTTCTATAACCCTTTTAACACTGTTGCAATAGATAATTGTATGCGATACACTAACATAACCATAAATATCCTTTAAACACAAATATTTTTGTCGGTCATCATCAATTCCAACATAATACTGTTTAATCCCATCCAGGGTTAACGATTCTGGTTTTACGCATATTTTTACCGGGTCCCTCATAAATTTCTTGGTTAGTTGAAGTATGTTGTTTGGTAAAGTTGCGCTAAAAAGAGCAACCTGAGCATCATTATTCAAATACTGAAAAATATTATGAACTTGGTCTTTAAATCCAGATGATAACATCTCATCTGCTTCATCCAAAATAATTAACTTGATTTTTTTATATGTAATTTTTTCGCGCCTTATCATATCAAAAATACGACCCGTGCAACCACAAATAACATGAGGAGGATTATGTTTTAAAGTATCCGTTGTTTCATCAATCGAAGATCCACCAAACAATGTCATTACTCTTAACCCTTCCATCATAGAACCAATACCAGTAAAAACCGCGGCAGTTTGAATTGCTAATTCTCTGGTTGGAGACAGTGCTAAAATTTGAGTACAATTATCATTTACATTTACATGCGACAATGCTCCAATTGTAAAGGTTGCCGTTTTTCCGGTTCCAGATTGAGCCTGCGCTATGATGTCTTTTCCCATGATAATGGGTTTAATTGCTTTTTGCTGAATAGCACTAGGTCTTTCAAAACCATAACTAAAAATTCCTCTTAATAATTTGTCATCTAAATTGGCATCTTCCCATAATTCAATTTGGTATAAAGATGAATCATAAACAGATTCTTCAATAATTTCATTTTCTACCTCTTCTTCTAATTGTTCTTTTTCTTTTTCTCTATCATCAAATCTTTCTTTTTCGTATCCTCTATCTCTTTCATATCCTCTTTCTCTATCTCTATTATTGTATCTATTGTCTCTGTTATCTCTGTCGTAACCCCTGTCATTATTAAAATTTTTTTTGTTAAAATCTTTAAACATTGTATATTTATAAATGTAAAATTGTATTTAAGTGTATTTTAATTTATTATATAAAAAAAAATTGATATAAATAAATAATGTATATTATACTAGTATATTAGAAAAAATGGCAAAAATTTTGAGATACAATTTGGAGGATTTTAATAACATAACTTTTGATGGGTTTCAAATAATTTTGCCTGATGATACCTTACAAAAAATATCAGAAATAGCGTTACAGGTTGGGTCGCCTACTTATATTAGAACCCCTGTGTTTAATAAAAAGGAGCGTGTGGATACAAATATCACAGTAGGAGGAGGAAATGCTCCTATTAAAAAAAGGAGAAATAGAAACATGGAGTCTTCAAATAATGAAGACTGGGATACGATTCGAACATTTCAATCCACTAAAATTGAGCAAAAGGAGGGCATTGATGCGATTATAAATAATGTAAGATTAAATCTAAATAAATTGACAGATAAAAATTACAGTGAATTTAAAATTAAGATTATAGACTTGATACCGGTAAATAATTTAGAGGAAACAAAACAAATCGGAAACATTATTTTTGAAATAGCATCCACAAATCGTTTCTATTCAAAGATGTATGCGGAATTATACAGTGAATTAAGTGAACAGTTTGAAGAAATGAAGGTCACTTTTATGGAGTGTTTTGGAAGTTTTATTGATTTATTTAATAATATTGAATATGTGGATGCCAGCGTGGATTACGATAAGTTTTGTAAAATTAATAAAGATAATGAGAAAAGAAAGGCGCTTAGTACATTCTTCATCAATTTAATGAGAAATAATATGCTTACTAAGTCTCAAATTATTAATATTTTAGTGATATTATTGAATCAAATAAACACCTATATTTCACAGGATAATAAGAAAAATGAAGTGGATGAGATTACAGAAAATGTGGCGATTTTGTATACGAATGAAATAATGGATGAATTGAAGGACGTAAATGAATATAGTAAATATACTGTAAAAAATGTCGCGGTTTCTGATTTTATTGAACTAATCGCAAATAGCAAGACGAAATCGTATAAGAGTTTGACAAGTAAAGCAATATTTAAGTTCATGGACATGAATGAAATGTAAGTAAAAGGTAAAAGGTAAAAGTAATATTTTAAAAAAGTATATAAATAATATTTATATTTATATTATAATGGCAGAACATATTTATTTTAATTTTATGGAAGACGATTCTGAGTCTGAGTCTGATTCTGATTCTAACACTGAAAATAAACTTACAAACAATACACTTACAGACAATACACTTATAGACAATACACTTATAGACAATACATTTATAGACAATACATTTATAGAAAATATACTGATTGATATGGATACTATGTACCCAGAAATTGTAAATTATAAAATTAATTTTACTGTAAAACAACTCATGCAAATATGTGAATATTATGGCATTTCGAAAAATATGAAATTAACAAAAGCAAACAAGGATGAAATCATAAACAATATAGTTTTATTTGAAAATGATCCATGTAATTATGATATTGTCATTAAAAGAAACCTAATGTGGCATTATATTAAAGAGTTAAAATCGGATAAGTTTATGAAAAAATTTATATTACTATGGCAATAGTTATATTAGTACAATCGGTGTATTATTTTATAAAATATTTTTTTATATTAAATATTAAAAATAAGTATTTAATATAAGTATGGTATTATCAAAAATCAATAGTGACATTAGTTATCCAGAATTAAAAAGTGTTGACCCAAGTGATTTAAAACAGGAATCCAATTTATATCAAGTTGATGTTAAAGATGTCGAGATTATTATAGCAGTGGGTAACCCTAAAAATACATTTGAAGATAAAAATATTATGTATTTTCCTATTTATTTAGTAAAAAAAAATAATAAAGTTGTCCAAATTGGTGTTTATGAAATTAAATCAAGTGATTATATTAATTATTTAGATGCTCATAACAATTTAAATGTTGAAAAACTGGACGACCCATTGATTTACAGTTTTGTTACTAAAGACATGCTTACAAAGTTAAGAATGGAACCGGAATCTTCTCTTTTAAGAGAGAAAGAGAAAGAAAAGAAAAAAGACGTTTTAATATTAAATAAAAAATCAACCGATGATGAATTGGAAGAAGGCGAAATTCGAGAAGAAGAAACCGTTGCTTTTTCTTCAATTCCAGAAGAGAGAAAAGACATATTTATTTTAACCAAAGGAGCGCCTATACCACCATTGTTGCCAGAGGAAACAAAAAAATCGGCAAAAGAACTGAATACTCAATATAAAGAAGCGAATACTGATAATTGGGTTCAAAAATACATGAAAAATAAAAATTATGGTATTATTGACAACGAAGGTCAAGGCGACTGTTTTTTTGCGACCATTCGCGATGCTTTTTCTAATATAGCACAACAAACATCCGTTGAAAAATTGCGAAAAAAATTGGCGGGCGAAGTGGATGAAAAACTGTTAATGACATATAAAGAGTTATATGATAATTTTAATAGTATGTTATCAGAAAGCACTGTTAAAATTAAAGAACTCAGTTTAGAATACGACAAATTACAAAAAGTATTTGCTTCTACTTTGGATAGGACTGAGAGAAAACTAATTTCTGAGTCGGCAAAAAAAGTTAAATTAGAACACGACAATTTAATCAAAGACAGAGAGGTTTCGGCAAAGGTACTCAAAGAATATAAATTCATGAAAGGGATTAATACAGTTGAGCAACTAAAAAAACAAATCCGAACTTGTGAATTTTGGGCAGAAACATGGGCAATTTCCACGCTTGAGCGTGTACTAAATATTAAAACAATTTTACTTTCAAGTGAAGCATACAGAGAGAAAGATTTGGCAAATGTTATGCAATGTGGTCAATTAAATGACTCATTACTGGAAAACAGAGGCGTCTTTTTACCGGAGTATTATATTATTGAGGATTTTACAGGTGGGCATTATAAATTAGTTAGTTATAAAGATAAAATGATATTTAAGTTTAGTGAACTCCCGTATGATTTGAAGAAAAAAATTGCCGAAAAATGTTTGGAAGGCGAAACGGGGACCTTTGCCATTATTCCAGATTTTCAGCAGTTCAAAAAAACGATTAAAAAATCGGGATCTATTTCAGGAAAAGGAGTGGAAGAATACTATGACGACCTTTCTGAATCCAAATTAAGAGGAATGTATGACGATGACACTGTTTTTTCTTTTTATTCAAAATCCGGAGATAAACCGCTTCCTGGAAAGGGTGCCGGAGAGAAAATTCCCAATGATAAAATTAAAGAATATACTAAACTGGCGTCCATTCCACAATGGCGCAAAAAACTGTCTGATTATTGGGTGGAACCGTTTCTATTGGACGATCATAAGTGGTCAAGTGTTGAGCATTTTTATCAGGCGTCAAAATTCAAGAGGATGAATCCTGATTTTTACCTGAGTTTCTCTCTTGACTATGGAAAAGAATTGGGAAAAGACGCGGCAACGGCGAAGGCGGCTGGAAGTAAAGATGCGAAACACAATGGCACATTATTAAGACCATTGGATGTTCAGATAGACCCAGATTTTTTTGGCACTCGAGACAATGAAGCGAAGAGTAAAGCGAGAAAAGCGAAATTTACTCAGAGCGAGGATTTAAAGAATTTGCTATTGGCAACTAAAACGGCAAAATTGGTTCATCAACAAAAAGGAAAAAAACCTATTATATTTGACGACCTCATGATTTTACGCGGAAAATTAGTGAATAATTCTTAATTATATTTTTTTACATAATGTGTAAAAAAATATAAATTATTAATATAAATTTATTTATATTTTTCATATTTTAAAATTAAATGATTCTAAAAATTCTCATTAATATCATCCGACATATCCGGATACACAATCTTAATACCATGCCATCCTGTTGATTTATGTGGTCCAAATTTCTTATCAATATAATCATACAATTCTTCTCCTTTTGGTATTCTTCTTGACCCTTGTTCATTCTGAAACCATAATTTAAACTGATTCACAATTTCGGCCTTCTTAACCTTGTCCTTTTGATTATCAGTTTTACAAATCATTTCATTTACAAATGCCGCAATGTGGTCCTGTCCTTTTCTATAATTATTTGAATCTGCCAAAACAACATCACAGTCCACAACAATACCATCCGTTTCGAATGCGCGTTTTACAAGCATCGACGCAAACACAGGAGCAAATCCCGGCAATTTTTCCTCCAATGATTTGTCTTTTGGAAACACATAAGGTAAGTCAGAATATTGGTCCAATACATTTTCATCAACAAATTTTGAATGATATATAACGCGCCTGATACGTCTCCATGTACCGTCATCATTACTCTCAATATCAAACAAATTATTTGTACACATAACCAACTTGAACTGCGGATAAAATGTCTCACTTTCACAATATAATCCACGAGCCTGAATCGGGTCGCCACCAGTGAGTTCCTTCATAATACCTTCATTCAATTTCATACCCTTTGTTAATTCCTGCGCAACCGCATATCGAATGCCTTTCAATTTCATGATTTCATCCGATGTCCCGCCAATTGAAACACGCTTGTCGGTAATCAAATTCACAGGTACGACACCCTTATACTGACCAAGTGTGTGCGACATTAAATCTGCCAACATCGATTTACCATTACTACCCGAACCATGATAAATATTGAAAGTCTGATTCTTATTGGTTCCAATTAAACAAGATGCTAAGTGATCCCACATATACTTATTTTGTTCTGGTATAGGAAACAATTTATTCATAAATGTATTAATTTCCAAACTAATATTATACATTTCTTCGTCCTTTGTATTAAACTCACTATAGTTAACATTGGTGGTTTTAGTAATATAATCCTGAGGATAACCATCTCTAAATGTTTTTGTCCTGAAATCAACCACACCATTATTAAAACACAACAAATATTTATTCGTATCCATATTTGCAATGAAATCCTTGTCAAAGAACAACTCAGATGCCTCACGCATAATATTATTTTTATCATTCGTTTTTCTTAATTTATTCATTATGTTCAAAATAAGCGTCGATTTCTTTTGTAAATATTCCTTACGCTCTTCGTCTCCAGTGGTCCTAGTATATTCCGCCATAACCTCATCACGCGTTTTACTGAAAATAATATACATTTGCTCCGAAATTGCCTTTCTTAAACTGAGACCTTTGTCAGGTTCCCAACGATGATTTTTGAAAATGTACCAACCGCCTTTTTTATCGTAACTTACACAAACATACTTGTCTTTATACATTTGAAATAGCACATTCGCAATATCATACTCATTGCTATTTCCAACACACTCCTCTATGTAAAAATCAATGGTATTCTTTTTTACTTTCAAATAATCCTCAAATGCGTCCTGTTTTGCCCAATACATAATGGAGCGCCTTGTGACACCCTCTTTTACCGCATTAAAATACTTTTTCCAATCATGAAATAAAGTCGGAATTGTCCTGTAATCAAAATCAGGCGCTTTACTTCTTAACATCACCCATGATAAGAATAAACGCTCATCTGTATGCTTTAACGCAAACGCAACTTGTCTGCTCAATAAATGCGACCCGGGTTCATAATATTTCTCCGGTAATATTTGCGTATACTCATGAGTCTCTTTCACATAATACTCCATCGGAGACAATGTGCTCATAATATTATCAATCGCTTTTTTTAATATTTCCTTGTTTGTAATATCAGTCAAAGAAATATTTTGTCCATCTGCTGAGTCGTCTTCAACCAATAAATTCATCTTAATTTTACTGCTCGATCTTTTAACTTTGAGTCCCCTGGTTTCCGATCTTTTATTATACTCATCTTTAATTTTTTCATTCATTTCAAATCTAGGATTGCCTTCATATTGAACCGATAATTTACTATAATTTTTTTTCAAATCAAAATCGCTCGCTTTTAATTCATCCATCATAAACTCGCCATCTGCCGTATCATACGTAATCACATAATGCTGAGTTAATTCATATGCTTCATGACCTGGTTTTCGAGAACCATACATTTGCCAATTTGTAGTCCCCTTGCTGATACCATCATCCAAAATTTTATCCCAAGTATTCACAAAAGGTAACTCCCAAACATCCGCAAGTTTAGTTATCATCTTTTCACGAAGCATTACTTGCATAACATGGTCCATTTGCAATCCAATAATCATATGAATTCCGTCCTTTGTAAAACTCTTGTCGGCAAGGCGATTCACATTTGGTTTCTCGAAAATATAAATGTCAAATGGCTTCTCTTTTTCAAAACTAAAATAATTCTTTAATTCCTCCAAATAAACAAGAATCATATCCTGAACATGCTCCTTTGTATGCTGTCTCTTCTCAATATCAAAATCATATCTGAAATCAAAATCAACTGCTAAAGGACTCGAGCCATTGTCCATTTGTCTTTCCGTTAAATATTCCTTTCTGCTTTTTTCAAAAACACTATCATAATACAGTTTGTAAAATATTTGTAATTCTTCTTTTGGTATTACATATGAACCAGGATAAATATTCATATCCTTGTCAGGAATTCGGGTATGCGTTGAATCCTGACTTTTATCATTCTTAGCATTATGCTTTGATAAAAATTCGTTTAAATCTTTGTATTGTGATGGTGATGTCATTGTTATCATTGTTTATTAATATATAATAATAATTTATTTATAAATCAATTTTTTAAATAATTAAAAATCCGTTAAAAAAATTTTAATCCGGATTAAAAATTAAATTTATAAAGATGTAAAATGGTTTAAATATATTAAAATAGTATTTAATATATCAATGAGTAAAGTTATATCTAGAGATACTATAAATCGATTATTAAAAGATGTTAAACAAATTATTAAAAATCCGCTTACAAGCAATGGTATTTATTATGTTCATGATGAATCGGATATGATGAAGGGTTATGCTATGATTGTTGGACCCGAAGACACACCTTATTTTGGAGGGTTCTATTTTTTTGAATTAAATTATCCACAAGATTATCCGCATAGTCCACCCAAAGCAGTTTATTATACAAATGGAAATAATGTGCGTTTTAATCCAAATTTATACAAATGTGGAAAAGTGTGCATTTCGTTGTTGAACACATGGGCCGGCGACCAATGGACATCATGTCAGTCAATTACATCTGTTTTATTATCGCTGTGTACTTTACTTTGCAAGGACCCACTATTAAATGAACCTGGTATAAATTCGTCAAATCGTGACTTTCACGCTTACAATCAGATCATTGAGTATGCGAATATGGATGTTGCCGTTTGCGACATTGTTTGTAAAAAAGAAGGGGTTTATCATGATTTTTTTAACGTATTTTATCCTTTTATAAGGGAACATTTTATGAAAAATTATGATAAACTATTCGAATATTCTAAAAAATTACTTGCTGAAAATCCGAGTCCACAATTATTAAAAACCAGTTTGTATTTAATGAATGTTACAGTTGATTATGAAAATTTAGTTCGTAAATTGGAAAACAGTAAAAAAATAGTGGATTATGTATAATTTTTATTTTTATTTTTATAAAAACATATTGAATTTGTAGTCTAATTTATTAAAACCTTGGAACAAAATTTCATTTTCATTGTAATTCATATTCTTTAAACAATTGGTAACATTATCATTTATTAAATTTATTTTATCTTTGGATATAATACTACTATCTCTTTTATTTTGATGAATTTTTACAATATTTAGATTTGTATCTTTTTTTATATTATTAAATTTTTGTAAATATGTTATCACCGCATTTTCCCAACCATTTTGTTCAATATTTATCAATAATAATTTGTTTGGTTTATTTTTAAAAAATTGTAATACATTTTTATGATGGGTTTCACGAGTTGTAATCCAATTGTTTGTTTTTTCTTCAGATACTGGCCAACACCAACATTCATCAAACTGATGATGCTCCGCATGTTTATATCTTGATACTAACCAGTTTTTCATAGAACGCGTATTCAAAATAAATAAACTATCTGGATATTTTTTGAAATATTCTTGAAAATTGATATGTTCACCATCTGTAAAAGCATCGTATTTATCTATTATTTCCATAACTGGAATATCACTACAATCGTGAGTTGAATTAATACCTAAACTTTTAAATAAAGCGTCAAAACTAGTTGTGCCAGTTTTATTAAAACCAATTACAAATATTTTTTTCATTCTTATAAATAATTATATTATATTAAATTATATTAAATTTTATTTTTTTATAAAATTTAAATAAAAATTGAATTAAATATATATTTTAATTGTATATTATATAAATTAAAATGCACTTCTGTTCTGTTTGTCAAAATATGTATTATATTCAAATCAATACTGATAATACCAATCAGTTAGATTATTATTGTAGGCACTGTGGTAATAAAGATAGTTTACTTGCCAGTGAAAATGTGTGTGTTTCAAGGACGCAAATTAAAAAGACGACCTTATCTTATGAGCATATTATTAATAAATACACTAAATTGGACCCCACTTTGCCGCGTGTAAATAAAATTTTGTGTCCAAATCCGGATTGCGGCACGAATGTAGACGGTAAAGAAAGGGAAATCATTTATATTCGGTATGATGATACTAATATGAAATATGTATACTTATGTTCCACATGCGATACGGTATGGAATATGAATGATAAATAACCAACTTTTAAGAAAAGTTGGGCAAAACTACTTTTCAAAGGTATGTCTATTTTATATTTAATTAAAAACTTTTTTAATTTATTTTTGCTCAACTTTTTTAATTTATTTTTGCTCAACTTTTTTTAAAAGTTGATTTGCTCAACTTTTCAAAAGTTGAATAATAAATAAAATTGATTTATAATTATTTAAAACTATCTTTAGTATTTATAATAAAGAATGAGTGATAGCGAAAGCGATAATGAAAGTTTGAATGGAGATGAATCCGATACTTCGGTGGATAACACTCCTATTACCAAAAAAATAAATATTAATCCATTAAATAATAATTTAGGTGAAGATGATAATGATTTAGATGACGATGATGAATTACCAGATGATGATGAAGAAGAAGTTGTAGAAGAGGAAGATGAAGTAGAAGACGAATTACCAAAAACAAAAAACAGACTTGGTTACGGATTCGATAATGATGTTAACGCCGAATCTGATTATGAAGAAGAAGACGAAGAAGATGAGGAAGAGGAAGGAGAAGAATCATCCAGAAAAAAATCAAAGGGAAAGCAATCTGTTAATTTAGGAAATCAAAATGTGAATAATTCATTTGATCTAAATTATGATGAAAATGAAGATGAAGACGAAGATGATGAAGACGAAGATGAAAATTATTTACAAAAGTTTAATAAAGATATCAATAAGTCTTATATTAATGAATTTCATCCGGAGTGTATTATACACAATTATGAGGAAGTTGCTGCTATGTCGCATGTTGTAAGAGATAAGAATGGTATTATTATTGACGACTTACATAAGACAATTCCGTTTTTAACAAAGTATGAAAGGGCGCGAATTTTGGGTCAGCGCGCTAAGCAAATTGAGTGCGGGTCTAAACCCTTTGTACAAGTGCCGGAAAATATTGTGGACAGTTATATTATTGCGGAGTTTGAACTTAAACAAAAGAAAATTCCGTTTGTTATTCGAAGACCTATTCCGGGAGGTGGATGCGAGTACTGGAACCTGAGGGATTTGGAGATAGTCCACTTTTAGATCCACTTTTCCACTTTTAGAAAAAGTGGAGCAAAATAGTATTTAATTTGCTTTTAACTGCGCATAATTTTGTCCACAAAGAAAGATGTTTTGCCCAACTTTTCTTAAAAGTTGAATTGATTGTTTTGCCCAACTTTTTTTAAAAGTTGAATTGATTGTTTTGCCCAACTTTTTTTAAAAGTTGAATTGATTGTTTTGCCCAACTTTTTTTAAAAGTTGAATTGATTGTTT